ATGTCCGGCGACTATCTGCTCAACCGGAACGGAATTTGGCACTACAATCGGCGCGTCCCGCTCAACCTCGCGGGTCTCGATCCGCGCGGGTTTGCCAGGCAGTCGACCAAGATCCGAGTTGCGGATGATCCTCGCGGGGCAAAGGCCCGGCGCATTGCCGATAAGATCAACGCCGACACAGAGACGTTCTGGCGTGGGCTTCTTGGCGGTCAGGCCGCTGATGCGCAGGAGCGATATGACTCCGCTCGCACGAGGGCGCGCGGCTTCGGCTTCGACTACCTACCCGCCGAGGAGGTCGCGAAACTCCCGCTGGCCGAGAGACTGGCCCGCATCGAAGCGGTGCGTGCGGCCCCGCCAGCGATGGAGGGGCCATCAGTTGTCGCCCTGCTTGGCGGCGAGGCGCCGCCAAAGCTCATGCTGTCCGGTCTGTTCGACGCATTCGAGCGGCTCAGCAAAGCCGAGAACCGCGACTTATCTCCCGACCAGCTTCGCAAATGGCGCAGCCCGAAGCTTCGCGCGCAGACGAACTTCATCGACGTGATTGGGGATCGACCGGTCGCGGAGGTGACGCGCGCCCAGGCCCTCGACTTTCGGGCGTGGTGGCAGGATCGCGTCATGAACGAAGGCATGGAGATCGCCACCGCGAACAAGGATTTCGGCCACCTCAACACGATGTTCAAAGCCGTCGAGCGCGCGATGCGGATCGGGCTGGGGCCAGTCTTTTCGGAGATCCGTATCGGCGGAGAGACCACGGGACAACGAACGGCCTTTGCTCCGTCCTTCGTTCAGGATCGGCTACTGGCGGATGGCGCTCTAGATGGCCTGAATGACGAGGCGAGGCGGATCATCTACCTTATCGCCGAGACAGGCATGCGTCTGTCAGAGGCCTGCAACCTCACCGAGGACACGATCCGGCTCGACGCACCCATCCCGCACGTCATGGTGCGTCCAGATGGGCGGCGGATGAAGACGGACCAATCAGAGAGGGATATCCCGCTCGTCGGGTGCGCTCTTATAGCGGTTCAGGCGCAGCCCTCTGGCTTCCCTCGCTACCGCGATAAGGCCGCGAGCCTCTCCGCGCTCGTCAACAAGGTACTAGCCGGACGGAAGCTGCTCCCCGGCTCGGGCTACACCCTTTATTCGCTACGCCACACTTTTGAGGATCGGCTGACGGCGGTCGAGGCGCCCGACAAGATGATGGCGGCTCTCATGGGTCACAAATTCCATCGGCCGCGGTACGGGCTGGGGCCGAGCCTTGAACAGAAGCATGAATGGCTTCAGCGGATCGCCTTCAAGCCCCCGTCCAAGGTGTAGGTTTCGAGGATGCGCCGAGCCAGAATGTTCGGTGGCTCGGTCAATCTGGCCGCTTCGAGATCGGCGACCAGGGAAGTGAGGATCGGCGCATACTGGTCGCCATAGGTCTCGACGACGTAGGCGGCGAACACGGCAGCATCCCGGATGCGCTCATAATCCTCAGTCGGGTTTCGTCGAGGCGTCCTAGCCCTAGCCACGGTTCGCCTCCTTTATTTCGGGAGCGAGAGCGGAGCGGCCTTCGAGGCAATAATCCTCTTCCTGATCCATCAGCCGGACCCAGTGTTCATGCTCAGCGGTTTCGCAGGCGTTGCAGGTGTTGACGAGATATTCCTTCTCGTCGGCGGTGAGGACACTGCCGCACCCGATGCACTTCACCTCACTCCCCATGACCGGCCTCCATGACGAAGCGCTCGACGAAGGAGCGGGCGGCAGAGGCGGTGGGGAAGTATTCGGAGTGGAACTTTGAGTGGACATCAAGGACCGAACCGAGCCACAGTTCGGTCCGGTCGTCGTAGGATGCGCCCCCGACAACCTCGTCTCCTTTCCATGCCGTCTCTCCGCCTTCGCCGTCGGGGCGCCAGTCGAGGGGCTGGGTGGTGTTAGCGGGAGGCATGGGAGGGCTCCGACTGCTGGAGGAGGGCGCGGGCGAGCATGGCTTGGAGCATGCACGACAGGATTGCGTAGCACTCGCGGTGCGGGCCATCGCCGGGAGCAAGGTCGGCGTGGAAACCGCTGTGGAAGTCGGCTTCCGGCCACTCGCCGCGAAGGCGTTCACCGGCTGGCCCATTGTAGTCGGGGCCGATGCTGGCATGGCCCGTCAGCGAGCACAGGCCCGAGGACATCCAGAAGTCGGGGAGGGCGCGCCGCGCTACCTCGCGAGCCGCATCTACCGAAAACGTGGGATTGAACGTCATCCGCACGAAATCGGCAGGCCACTTGCTCATGTCATGCCCGAAGACGGCGCGGAGCAGGTCGGCCTCGAAGTTGAGGTCCATCCCTTCGGGTGCCTCCTCCACCAGAGCAATGAGCGCGCGCAAGGTCTCAGCGGTTGGCATCGGCGGCCTCCTTGGTGAGCGGAAGGGCGGGAGGAGCCGGAAGGGGACACCAGTGGGTGGCCGGATTTTCTTTGCTGAAGCCCCCATCGGATGACATCCAATAAGGGTCATCGAACCGGTATTCGGGGCATCGGCACTCGCCGCCGCAATCGCCGATTTCGACTTTAAGGTCTTCCTCTTGGGTCCAGTAGCCAAGCGTGACGCGGGCCGGCACAGGCTTGCCCTCATAGGTCTGCGGGTAGGAGCCTAGAAGTATTTCCGTCCCATCCCTCGGCGCCGTCTCAATCGGCTCCCACCCCTCCGCCGCGCGCGCCGTGTCTTCTGCTAGCGCGGAGCGGTGGATGAGGGAGCCGTCGCGGTAGGCGTTGACGAGGGCCGCGACGAACTCGAGATTGGACCGGCCGGAGCAGGTAGCGTCGTCCTCCATTTCGACGACGAACCGAGCAAAGCCAGACCACTTCACGTTCCGGTCGGGACCGGGTTTTGACGGGATGCCGGCTGCGTCGAGAAAGCGGTAGCCGCCCTCGACTTTGCCCAGCGACCACTCGCCTTGGGATGCCATCTCAGATAGCGCCCGCAGCGCCTCAGCTTCAATCGCCATGGGGATGCTCCGGGGTGGTGAGGGCGGGAAACTCGTACTTGAAGGTGCTGCGCCACCAGTCCGCCTCTGACATGCGGCCATTGCAGTAGCCGGCCTGCCAAGCCGCCTCGTCACCGATCGGTGTGTAAGTCTCGCCGTCTTCGCTGATGCCGTCTTCGAGGCATTTCTCGGCAACTTGACGCTGGCGCCAGTAGGCGACCTGCTCTTCGGCCTTGGCCCGCATCGTCGCGGCGCCCCGCTCCGCCTCCTCGGCCCTGGCTATCGCCGCATCCCGTTCGGCCTCGGCGGTGACGATGCGCTGGTAGACAGCCTCACCATGCTTCGCGGTATCAGCTTCGTCGGGGCCATCGCCGCAGATTGAAAGAAGGCAGGCCGGGCATATGACGTCTTCATCGTCAGGTCTGCATTGCTCGGACGAGCCGACCCAACCGCAGTGTTCGCACTCCGTCAGGTAGTAGCGGCCGCGAACCGGGATCGAAGGTGGGGCCGGCTGGCAGAACGGATCAGCGGCAGTGGCCTCGGCGATTTCCTCTGCCGTCATCGCGCCCGTCCGCGCCACGGCCTCCCGCTCTCCCAGGCACGGTGGTGTTGGGGTGGGGGTCATGCGGTCCTCCGCATTGGTTCGCAGGCCGAACCGCATTCGACATCGCGGTCATCATCATCGGTGAGACCTGGGAGCAATGGCTCGCGCCCCACCCGGTCGATCAGGCTCTGCATTGAATATTCGGTGACGAACTGGCCCTTGCCGAGCACTTCGCCGTAGGCCCACCAAGCCAGCGTCCCCGGCCGGGTTCGCTCGGTCCACATCAGGCGCTTATCGCTCTTCAGAAAGCAGCCGTCGCAGTTCCCGTCACCGTCACCGGAAGGGATGCCGAGGTCGAATGGCTGTTCGGCCCAGAACTCATCGACATCGGCGCGGGTGGCTCCCGCTGCGTAAAGCGGGAACTCTGACTTGTAGGGCTCCTTCCATTTCGGATCACCCTCGGCCGCCCATCGACGGTGAATGCGCTTCGTCTCGTCAGCCCGCAGGCCGACAACGTTTTTCCAAGATGTCCACTCGCATCCCCCATTAGGAACCCACGCGGTCAGGAACCGCTTGATCGTCAGCACCTTCAATTCTTCGGTGCAGAAGCGTGCAAGCGCGTTCGGTGTGTACTGCTTCATCGCGATGAGAGCAGCGAAGGGCTCGCCGTTCTGCGCCGCGGAATTGTAGCCAACGCGTTCAAAGCCGGCCGCATTGACCAAGCCAGACCGCCCGGCGTCTTCTGCGAGCCAGCGCTTAAGGCCCGCGCGCCCTTCGGCTTGAGACGGGGTCGCCCGCCATTCCAGCCACTCAATCTGGACGCCCCAGCGCGTGCCGATCTCATGGACGAAACGCAGCGTCTCCGGCCGCTCCTTGCCGGTATTGGCGAAAGCTACGACGACGTCTTGAGGGAGCTTGCCACCATGGGCGTCGAGGATATGGCGCAGCATAAACGCCGATGTGCGACCGCCGCTGAAGCTAATGAGGGCCGGGCCAGTGATGAGGTAGGGGCTCGCCATCACGCCTCCTCCCCTGAGCTTTTGGAAGCTGAAGTCGGGATCCACGGACGCCCGGTCGGGATCGGCTCGCCGTCTCTTAGGGGCTCGCCGTCGCGCCCGACGTAGCTCTCACGCTCGGGTCCGAAGCACCCGATATGTCCGAGCCCTCCCTCGTACTCATTCAGGACAAGATCGCCTTCCTTGAACGGCTGGCCGCAATAGACGCAGCCCTCAATCCCATCGGGCGGCATGGGCTTGCCGGAGTAGGAAAGGTGGTGGCCATTGCCGGGCGAGACGGCCGGGTCCGGCTCTGACGCCGAGCGGCCAAGATGATCGGGCCGGATCTCACGGAAGCGGATCGGCATCGGTGCGCCGTCGGCCGTGTCCATGTGGATGTAGCGATCCTGGCACCAACTCCATCCGGCATAGGTCAACCGATCCTCACCGTCGTGGTCGCCGTTGTTCGATCCGACGGTGATGCTGGTCTCGGCGTCGCGGAGGCCCTTGCCATCGCTCGGCACCTCAAGCTCGTAGAGCGTGCAATCGTGCCGAGCCTCGGAGATGGGCTTCCACCCGTCCCGCTCCCCTCCTTGAGGCGGATGGGCGAGGGCGGCAGAAAGGGCGTGCTCTACTCGCGACTTAAGGCCCTGTAGGCATGACGCGATCCAGGTGACGTGATCTTCTGGACTCTCGACGGTCGCGTTGCCGCCGAGCATCTTGTTCACGCCCGTGAGGATGTGCCGAAGGTTCTCGACCGCCTCCCCCTCACCTGTCGGTGTCGAGACGGAGAGGGCGGCGCGGGCCATCTGCGCCATCCATTCCATATCATCTGTGTCCACACCCCCGTGTTGCCGCATCTGCCATTCGATACGGGACAGTCTGTCGTGCGAAGGCTCGTGAGCCTCCTCCAACGCCGCCCGAACCGGGTCTCCGGGGGAGGTGCGTGCGGAGGCGGCAGGAACAAGAGCGAAGACGCCGACGTGATCTGCGAAGTCCGAGGCAGCGAAATCGGACGCCTCTTCGGCCGTCGCGCACAGGTCAGAGGAACCCGTCACTAGGTCGCCGTCATCGTCGCGATAGACGTTCAGGTATCCGATGACGTCGGTCGCCTTGGCCTCGCGCTCGTCCTCGCGCTTCGTGTTCGGGTTGGTGAGGGATGAGGTGGATCTCTCGCGCCGAACGATCTTCATGATCTCAGCGATGACGAACGGCTTGCCATCTCGCTCCCACAGGATAATCCCGCCCTGGCCGCCGTGCATGGAGACGTAGCCCTCTTTACCCTCACGGCTCACCGTCGGGCTGGAGTGCTTGCGGATCGCCTCCCAGATCTCTTGTTCGATGTTCTCGACACTCATCACGCAGTCCTCATGATCTTGCCGGCAAGGCGAGGCACAGCCTTGCGCGCGGGCTCGGGATTGCTGGATTGGTGCTGATACCGACCGCGGTACGGACGCTCGGTCGGCTCGTTCAGCAGCGTGAACTTGATCTGCGCGATGGGCGTCCCGGCCTTCAGGCGGATCGGCCACGGCAGCATGCGGGTGAGTTCGAGGGTAAGACCACCTTCAAATCCCGGATCGATCAGCGTGTTCTGGACGAGCACGAAGATGCGGGCGTTCGACGACTTGTCCTTAACCTCGGCGAGCACGTCGTCCGGGATGCGGAACGTCTCGACGGTCGAGGCGAGGCGACCCCAGAAAGGCCAGAGCCACATGTCCTGCTTAAGGCGGACATCGTAGCTGGCTGGTCCTAAGCCGAACGTGCGGTCGTGGGAGATCGTGCGCTCGAAGAACGGGGCGATCATGCCGGCCAGAGCGCGGTCGCGGATCTGCTGGTAGGGGAGGATCATCGCCCAGCCCTCATGAAGTCTGGCGTGTAGCGACCGCAGAGAGCGGACCGGCCAGCGCGCTCGGCATCGAAGGCCAGCCGGCGGAGTTCGGCCCGAACCGCGTCGTAGTCGCTGGGCGCCGCGGCCAGGCGCTTGCCGTGAGCGATGAAGCTGTCCGCGATCTTACGGGCGAGCCCTTCGTCGGTGGCGACGTCGAACAAGCCGACGCCACGGTCGAGAAGCATTTGAGCCGTCTCTTCGACGGAAATCGGCTTGGGCTGGGTTGCGGTACGGGTCACAGCCAAACCCTCCCGAGCCAGATCACGCCGACGAGGTCGGCAGCCAGGAGGCCGGGGCCGAGGATCGCGATGGTGATCGCCGTCACGTCCCAGGGATTGTCGTTAGCGGCGGTCTGAGAGCGCGCAGCGTTGCGAGCCTGGAGGAGAATGCCGCCGGCGATGACCATGCAGGTGATGATCGTCGCGATGATGATGAGGAGCTGATCGTCCATCACAGCGCCTCCATGCGGCGGTCTTCAGCGCGGCGCTCGGCGGCGTCTTCGCGGGCGGCCTGGTCGGCTTCGACCGCATCGGCGACGAGGCTATCGAGCAGATCCGTGTCGGTTTCGACGAAGTTCGTCAGCCAATCCGGGACAGGAAGCTCGCTCTGCCCGTGCCAGAGCTTGATGGAGACGACTTCCGCGTCCGCACCATGGCCCGGCTCGTCGTAGCTACCCTTGAAAGCCGGAGTGAAGTCGTAGCCGACGATCAGGGAAAGCTCGCGCTCGCCGCCGTCGTTGATGGACAGGCACAAGCCCGTCTTGAAGAAGCGGGTCTTAGCCATGGCTCAGGCCTCCGCTTTGGCGAGAGCGGCGCGAGCGGTGCGCCAAACAGCGATGGTGTCCGGCGCAATTTGTCCAAGCCCGTAGGACAGATCCGCCGCGTCAGGGCCGCCAGGAAAGGCCGCCGTCCAGTGAGCGTCTAGGGCCTTCAGCGCCGCTAGCATGCCAGGGGCGGCAGCGATCAAGCGAGCATTTGCTTCTGCCTCGACAGTGCCGATCCGCCGACCGTTGCCGTCGATCAGATCCTCACTTTCGCCGACCCAGCATTCGCAGACCGTCGCTGTCGAATGGTAATAGGTCTTGGTCCCGTCGGTGGTGCCGACGCGAACTCGCCTGTCGTTCTCCATGCAGAAATCGTCGGCGACCCAAGGTGCCGGAGTGTGCTTCGCGGCCATCACGCGCTCCACCGGTTCGTGCCGTGGATCTCGTAGGACTGCTGCTCGTCCGCCCACTCGTCGCGGAAGTCTTCCTGAGCCCAGGACATCGGCGCCTGGACGCCATAGGCCGCATAGGCGTCGGTCAGGCCGCGAGGGAGCTCCACACGTTCGGCATCGAGGCGGGCAGAGACGAGCTTAAGGACTTCCGCCGTGACGTCGTGCCAGAGGCCGCGCTTCTGACCGGGGATCTGCTCGATGACGATGACGCTTTCCAGAGGGCGATCATCGAGATGCGCGCCGGCCAGGTATTCGGCGGCATCGGTCGCGGTCTCACCGACGCGGGTCTCGGACAGGACCGAGTACGGCTCGGACGCCTTCATCGGCATCCGGAAGCGAACGACGTGCGTGCGCTCGGTTTTGGGGAAGGGGGTGGCGGCCATGGCTCAGGCTGCCTTCTGCGGATAGCGAGGCGGGGACACGCGCTGCCAGGCCGGAGAGGTGCCGGCCGGTGCGCGGCGCGCGATCGCGGCATGTCGGATGAGGCGACGAGCCTGCTTGGCTTTCTTGATGGCTTCGATGCGGCGGGGCGCGCGGTAGCTCGTGGCTGCGCGCGGTGTCTTCTGTCGCTTGTCTGACATTGGCGTGGCTCCATCGGCTCGGTGAGCGGCGATGGAGACAACAATACGGATACGCATATGCATGTCAACGCATAATATGCGGAAACGTATAAAATCTTTGGTCCTAGGGGCGGTTCAGCGCGGTCGAATGTGCTTTACCATTGCCGCCCAGGTCACTTCGGCATCATAAATCGGCGGCTCGAACTGGGCATGAAGATGATACAGTCCGTCTTCGGAGCCGTTCTTAATTTTTTTTATTAGAACGCGCCCATCACTCAATCCACAAACGCAGATAGCACCCACCAAGTCGGCAGTAACCGGTCGGCGAACATCATCATAAAATACGATCCATCTATCAAAAAACTCTCCTAAACTAGTCCCTCTAATCTCCACTGCGACTGTGTCCCTCGTTGCTACACCGGGAGCTTCAATCTTTTCATCAGGGTCGGCTTGCCCGTCCCCAAAAACTGCAACTTCGCTCCCGGCGCCAACAAAGCCAACGAGAGGAACAAAGCTAACGCGCCCTTCCTCTAAACCGTTCATTAATTTTTCGCGCACGAGCTGGAGCAATTTCCGCTCGTTCTGACCACGCGGAATGGTCTCGCCATTCTTCCATCGAGAGACCGTAGGCTGGCTGACCCCAACTTGCATTGCGATCTCGTCCTGCAGCAGGCCGGCCTCGTCTTCAAGGCGCGAGATAAGGTCGGGGGAGAAGGTCAACTCGCTCATTTCGGGCGCATACGCCCGTGCATAAAATTTTGCCAATGCGCACGTGCATAAAGGACTTGCCTCCTTGATGCGTATGCGTATATGCATTGTTCATGCAAGCGATCGCTCATATCAGAAAGCACGTGCTCCAGATTTCGCAAGCCCGGCTCGCCGAGGTTGCGAAGGTGGCCCAGGCGACAGTCTCGCGCTGGGAAGCTGGCGAGTTCGATCCCGGCCTTGCCGAGATTACCCGCATTCGGACGTGGGCCTTAGCCGAAGGCAAAGCCTGGGACGATGCATCCCTGTTTCTGAACCACAAGTCAGAGGAGGTCGCATGACCGCCGCGGCAACCCGCGCCTGCATCGTCGCGATGCTGGCCTGGCTGGTCTTCATCGGCCTGCAGCTCGGCGCCCGCGACGCCGCTCCCTTCGAGACAACCATTCCTTGGAGTGCTGGACGATGAGCACCGGAGCCCCGCTTCCCGTCTATAAGTACGCTTCTGGCGATGAGATGCTGCAGCGATACGCGGCCATCCGAGCTGCTACGTTCGCCCCGAGGCATGTGCCGGTAAAGCCGCCGACCTTCGTTCCTCAGACAATCAAGCCACCTGATCGGGCGGTGACGGTAAAAGCCGAGGCAGAGGTACGCGCGGCGTTCCTTGAAGCCACCCGAGAAGAGCGTGTCGAAACGCTCAAGATCCTTCGCATTGCCCGTGTTGTAGCGGCGGTGACCGGGATCACGGTGGAGGCCATTAAAGGGCAAAGCCGGAAGGCCCCGACGGTGAAAGCCCGTCAGATCGCGATGTTCATCGCTCTGAAAACCGGCCGCCCCCTGACTGCGTGCGGCCATGCTCTGGGCGAACGGCACCATACGACCGTCATCCATGCTCGTGACAAACTCAGCCCGATCGCTGAGCGCCTTGGGCTCGCCGGCTGCTCGGATGCCGTCGAGATCGCCCATCAATTGTGGAATGCCGATTGGCGTCTGGCTGACGGAGCCGCGCGATGATCGCGGCCCCCCATCAGCAGAAGCTCAAGTTGGACTGGCTCCCATCTCGGCTTGCCGGCCGGGTCGAGAGTGTAGTGGACGGTTTCCTTGCCGGGACACCATCCGCGGTGAATTACCCGAATGTACTCAACGCGTTGAACATCCTTTCTGTGGGTCACGCTGTCCCGTCCCTTCCTGTGGTCGACGATCAATCGACCACAGGAGCGATGGTGTGCGGCGCAACCAGAATTGCCTTTCCGAACAACCCGAGAGACGCGTGATGACGACAGTCAGCACAGCCAGTCGGTATGCCCGCCGCCTTGTGGAAGGCGAGGCCCGCACGACCGGTCAACCCATCAAGGAAGTTGCCAAACACGTCGCGACCCGGTTGCGGCAGCCCTATGGTTCGATCTGGGGGCTATTGTTCAGATCGCCGAAGACGGTGAGCGCCGAATTGCTGGTGGCGCTTCAGGAAGCCGTTGAGAAACAGGTCCGGCTGGAGATCCAGGCCCTTGAGAACGAACTTTTGGCAGTCCGTTTGGGCGCTCTTCGCCGCGATGCTGGAGCGTTGGAAGAGATCGAAGAGGGCATCGCGCGACTGAGAGCGCGGCTGGCCGGCGCGGTGGAGGACAAGCAATGATCCCCGCCCCCTCGCTCGTCACCACCTCCGTCGATCCCGAGACCGGCAACGTCGTCATTTACGGCGACGGCATCCCGCTCCTCCAAGTCACGCAGAGCAGCGCCCTTTGGGTTCTATCTCGGCTGGCCGAAGCACTGGCGAGATCGTCATGACCCCGCGCCCGCCGTCGGAAGAATGCATACAGGGCGAGATCGTCGTGGCGATGAGCCGGACCTTCGATGCTCGCACAGTGCACGTCGCCAACGGCGGCAAGCGCTCAGCCAAGGAAGGCGCAAAACTGCGCTCGATGGGCGTCTGGGCCGGGCACCCCGACCTGATCGTCTATGGCGATGACGACCGGTCATTCCTGATCGAAGTCAAGGATCAGATCCTAGCCCGCGAGCGTGAGGTGCCGACCGATCAGCGGTTCGACACGCTCGACCCTAAGCAGAAAGACGCTGTGCTCGAACTCCGAGCGCGCGGGAAGACCGTCCACGTCATCGACAATGTCGAGGACGCCCTTGCGGCAGGCCGAGCCTTCGGGCTGGCGCCCAAGACCATCCCCATTCGGGCGAGCGCCTAGCGCAGCCCACGAAGTCTGGCCGAGGTCTGCGCTTTGCGCAGCCGGGCCGCCATCCCGTCGCCGCCTCGGCCAGACGACCCCAGGCGACGGAAGCGGTCGAACTAACAGGAGCGATCAATGGCGATCGATTGGAACACCCTCACACAAAAGAAGCGGCCGAAGCCTCCGTGCATCCTGCTCTACGGGCCGGAGAAGTCTGGCAAAACGACCCTGTCCAGCGAGTTCCTGCGGCCTGTGTATCTCCAGACCGAAGAGGGCGATGGCGTCCTCGATATCGCGTCGCTGGGCAAGATCGAGACCTATGCCGAGCTGATGGACGCGATCGGCATGCTCTACAGCAACGAGCACGACTTCCAGACGGTCGTCCTCGACAGCGTTACCGCAGCCCAGGCCCTGGTTTGGGCCGAGACGGGCGAGCGCGGCGACGACAAGGGCAACAAGAAGAAGCGGATCGAGGATTTCGGCTTCGGCAAGGGCTACACCTACGCCCTGGCAGTTTGGCAGGAAGTTCTCGACGGGCTGAACGCCCTGCGCAACGAGCGCGGAATGACGATCATCATGATCGCCCACTCCAAGATCGAGCGCTTCGACGATCCCGAGACCGTCGGCTACTCCAGATATGAGATCGACCTTCACGAGAAGGCGCGCGATTTTCTGAAGCGTGAGGCGGACGTCGTCCTGCTGCTGAAGGCGGACGTCACCGTGAAGTCGGAAGACGCCGGCTTCAACAAGGTCCGCGCCATCGGGCAAGGCGGTCGCTCGGTCTGGATGCACGCCACCTCGCGGCCGGCCTACGCCGCGGGCAACCGCTACGGCATTCCCGAAAAGACGCTCTACGAGCCTGGCAAAGGCTTCTCGGCCCTGGCCCCGTACTTCCCCCATCTCACCCCCCTCGCCATTGCAGCGGAGTAAGCACCCATGTCCGATTTCATGAGCTCGTTCGATCCGACCGCGGTCGACACCACCGATGAGCGCGGTTCCGGCGACTTCTCTCCGCTGCCGAACGGCGACTACCTCGTCCAGATCATCGAAGCCGAGATGAAGGACACCAGCACGGGCGGGGAGATGCTGCGCATGACGCTGGAGGTTCTGGACGGACCCCAGCCCGGGCGCCGGGTCTGGGAGAACCTGAACGTCGTCAACAAGAACCCCGACACCGAGAAGTACGCTCGCCGCGACCTCGCGACGATCATGGCCGCAATCGGCCAGGGGCCGACGAACGACCTCACGCTCCTCTGCGGCCGGCCGTTCAAGGTCACGCTGAAGACCAACCCGGGCCGTGAATACAACGGCAAGACCTACGATCCGTCGAACGGTGTGAAGCGCTATCACGGCAAGGCCGGCGCACCCGCCAGCAAGACCCCTGCGGCGGCTCCTACGCCTCGTCCTGCGGCACCGGCCGCCACGGCCCGCGCGTGGGCCAACAAGGCGCCTGCGGCCCGGTCGCTGGCGAACGGTGACCAGCCGCCGTTCTAGCGAAGCCGGGCGGCTGGCACCGTCCCTGGAAGTTCGAGCCAGCCGCCCTCGTCCCCGTCTAGCCCCTTTCAGAGCCGTTCGGAGAACCCGTTCCATGGCACAGGACAATTGCGCCGTCATCAAACCCGTAGGCATCGGAGATGTGTTCGGGCGCCTTACGATCATCGGAGGCCCCTACAAAGAGAAGAGTAAAGTTCGTTGGCAATGCCGCTGTGAATGCGGCTCGACCAAGGATTTTCGCCACGATCATATCAGGTCTGGAGCAACAATCTCTTGCGGATGCGCCTACATAAAGCATGGCCACAGCTTGAGCGGCAAGAAAACGGCTGAGTATGACGCCTGGACAAATATGCATCAAAGATGCAGTAATCCAAATCATTTCAAATATAAGGACTACGGCGCTAGAGGTATTGTTGTTTGTGAACGATGGAATTCTTTTGAAACTTTTATCCATGACATGGGCATGCGGCCTGAAGGTCTGAGCCTTGAACGCATTAATAATGATGCAGGCTACAGCCCAGAAAATTGCAAGTGGGCTACTTACGCTGAGCAGATGAAAAACCGCCGCGCTTACCGTCGGAGGGTTGCATAATGACATTCCTCCCTCCCGCAACCGTAAGCGCAGTCAGCTTGATTGATGCGGCTTATGTATCCGCGGCCAGAAATGGTGATGGCGCCGGCATCGCTATGTCCGCTGTCTCCAATGAATGCCTGCGGTCTCTGTTCTACCAGTTCCGCTGGGTCGCCGACCCCGAACAGTCCGAAGGTCGCAAAGAGCGCATCTTCAAGACCGGCAACCTCTACGAGACCCGGTTGCTCGACGACCTCCGTGCGATCGGCTGCGACATCCAGGAAATCGACGAGACGACCGGTTCCCAGATGAAGGTCGAGCTCGCCGGCGGGCATCTCCGCGGCAAGGTCGATGGTCGTCTGACCGGCTTTCACACCGCACCTGAGCTCGAACGCGTGGTCGAGGCGAAGTCGATGAACGAGCGCAGCTTCAAGGCGCTCGTGAAGGCCGGGAACGTCCGTGAGGGCAAGGCTGAGCACTATGCCCAGATCCAGATGTACCTCCATGGGACCGGCATCAGGCACGGCATCTACATCGCGGCCTGCAAAAACGATGACGCAATCTACGTCGAGGAGGTGCCCTACGACGCGGCGTACTGCCTCGCGATCGAGGCACGCATCCAGCGTGTCATTGACGCCCAAAGCCCGCCCGCGCGGCTCTACGACGATCCGAACGCCAAGGTCGCGTTCACCTGCAACTTCTGCCGTGCCAAGAGCCAGTGCCACGAGGGCGCCTTCGCCCGGGTGAACTGCCGGACGTGCCTCTTCAGCGAGGCTCATGACGGCCCGCGCTGGGTTTGCACGCGGGACAATCGCACGCTGTCCTATCGCGATCAGCAGGCCGGCTGCGCCGGTCACCGCTTCATTCCCGGACTGGTCCCGGGCGAGCAGATCGATGCCGATCAGGAAGCCGAGACGATCACCTACCAGCTCGCCGATGGAGCGGTGTGGGTCGATGGTGCTGTGGAGGTGGCGGCATGAGCGAGGTCATCGAAGCCGTCCGATACGATCTCGTCCAGATCCTGGCCGACCTATTGGTCGCCGCAGACGAAGCCACTGCCGTTGTCGCGCTCGCAGCTGCGCATAAGCGGATCGATGCAGCATTCGACGCGATGGAGGTCAGCGATGGCTGAGCTTCCTACTGCCGAATTGCGGAATAGAGTGCATCAGGTGCTCGATCCGCTCTGGATGAATGCTCTCGACAATGGCGGCTATCGAGAGAGCAAAAAGCGGTTTCTGCTGAAAACCAGCACTCGCCAGTTCCAGAAAATTGCTCGCGAACGTGTCTACGCATGGCTTGCCGAGCAGATGTGGTTACGCCCGGCCGATTGCCACGCTGCCCGCTTCACCATTGACCAGTGTCACGAGGCGATCAGCCTTCTTGAGAACGTGACCTACGTCGAGATCCGCAAATGGGCGCAGCGCCAGAAGTCCGCCCAGAAGTTGGCAAGGATGGAGGCTCGCGCATGTTAGACCTGAGGTATTACCAGCGCGAAAGCCTCGACGCCCTCTACGCCCATTTCAAGGACGGCGGCCAAAACGGCCTGATCGTGCTTCCGACCGGCGCCGGCAAGGCGCTGGTGATCGCGGCCCTCATCACCGAGATCATGGGCTGGTACCCCGAAAAGCGTATCGCGGTCGTCACGCACAGTCGCGAGCTCGTTGCCCAGAACCATGCCGAACTGAAAGCGTACTGGCCAGCCGCGCCGGCGGGGATCTACTCGGCCGGGCTCGGCCGCAAGGACACCCGCAGCAAGATCCTGTTTTGCGGCATCGCCTCGGTCCACAACAAGACCCGTCTCCTCGGCGCGTTCGATTTCGTTATCGTGGACGAATGCCACCTGATCCCACGAAACCGGGACACCTTCTATGGCCGGTTCCTGCGGGACCAGGCTGGCGCTCGCCTGATCGGGCTGACCGCCACCCCGTTTCGCCTCGACAGTGGTCGGCTGAACACGGGCGAGGACGCCATGTTCGAGGCGGTCGTCTACGACGCCAACGTCCGTGATCTGATCGAGAAGGGCTACCTGTCGCCGCTCATCTCCAAGGCGACCATCACCAAGCTCGACACGAACGGCGTGGCCAAGAGGGGCGGGGACTACGTCCCGGGCCAGTTAGCCGAAGCGGTCGATCAGGAAGAGATCACCCGGGCCGCGGTGGCCGAGGTGGTCGAGCGGGGCAGGGATCGACGAGCCTGGCTGGCATTCTGCTGCTCCGTCGAGCACGCGATCCACGTCCGCGACGAAATCCGATCCCACGGCATCACGGCCGAGACGGTCACGGGCGAAACGCCATCGGGCGAGCGGGACCGGATCATTCGGGACTTCAAGGCCGGCCGCATCCGATGCCTGACCAGCATGGCGGTGCTCACCACGGGCTTCAACGTGCCGGCAGTCGACATGCTGGCGCTGCTACGCCCGACGAAATCCGCCGGTCTCTACATTCAGATGGTCGGCCGGGCGATGCGTAAGGCCGTGGGAAAGGACAACGCCCTCGTCCTTGATTTTGCCGGCTGCGTCCGTGAGCACGGGCCGATCGACTGCGTCCAGATCCGAGAGCCTGGGGCCAAGGCCGGCATCGCGCCGACGAAGGAGTGTGAGCACTGCCACAGCTACATGCCGATCTCAGCCATGGTCTGCGAGGATTGCGGTAGCGAATTTCCGCTGATCGAGCGGGGACCGCGAGAGATCAAAATCGAGCGGGAGGCGGACAGCACGAGCCTGATCCTCTCGACGGAGCCGCCGACCGAGCTTCGCGTGAAGTCGTGGCGCTTCCGGGTTCACGAGAAGAAGAACGAACTCGGCGATGTCTCACGCACGCTGCGGGTCGATTTCTTCTGCGGCCTCACCAACCCCAGCATCTGGCTTTGCCCCGAACACCGCGGCGCCATGCGCCACAAGGCCGAGCGCTGGTGGAAGATGGCCGGTGGCGACGTAATGCCATCGACCGCGGCGGAATGCGTTGCGCTCGCCGATACCTTGGAGCGGCCGACGTCGATCAAGACGCGGCCCAACGGCAAATACACGGACGTGGTCGGCTACGAGTTCGCGCCCGTCCTGCAGCTGGAGGCGGCGGAATGATCGATCTGAACAACACCGAAGGATGGGAGCCGATAGCTACGGCTCCACGCGATGGAAGCGTGATCTGGGTAATGGACCCGGACTGCGGTGCTTTTCTCATGCGCTGGAGCGCGTCGACGACCAATCCGATGTTCTCTGACGCGACCGGTATGTGGCTGGCAACCGATGGCAGCCTGACGTGGTGCGAAGACACTGACGCCGGGCCGACGTGGTGGCGAGCTCAGATACTGCAATGACCCGCCCCCTCGACAACCCCGGAAGCTGCTTCGTCTGCCGGCGATCCGCGTCCGGTTTTGGCGTTCACCGCGGCGAACAGGTCGGCTGGATGTGCCTGACCTGCCGCGACACCCGATCGGGAGTGATTGCGATGTCCATCCTCACCCAGACCTTCGACCAGTACGAGCGCGATGCGCTGATCTACGCCGGCAACGAGGCGGGAGAATATCTGGACAGCCTCGGCACGACCGACCTCTCCGCCTTGCCCCCGGAAAACTACCAGCGCTTTTTGGAAATCGTCGTGAACTCGTTTGGCGAGGGCATGCGCCACAGCCTGAAGGACGCCGCATGAACACGCTCCTCCCCTTTGTGTTCGACCCTGCCATCCATCAGGTTCTGTCGAACGTCTCGGTCGCCCTCGACCTCGCGCAGAGCGGCGTCAGTGTTTTCCCCTGTCAGGCGGAGGGTGAGAAGGCGAAGTGCCCGGTCCCAGGCCTGTTCTGGCGCAATCAGAGCACCACCGACCCTCGTCGGATCGAACAGTGGTGGGAGCGGTGGCCGGATGCCATCCCGGCGATCGATCTGGCGAAGTCCGACCTCCTTGTGATCGACTGCGATGGCGAGGTCGGGCTAGCCGATTGGGCTGAGGTTTCTGCTGGTCGCTCCGACAATGCTCCAAGCGTGCGCAGCCCCCGCGGTGGCGAGCACGTCTACTTTAAGCGCAACGGCCGGAAGCTCGGCAACTCGACCGGCAGCCTGCCCGGGAAGCGGATTGGGCCAAGCGGCGACATGGAAGGCCTCGATGTCCGCGGGGCAGGGGGGTACGTCATCGCCCCGTGCGCGACCATGCTGGACGGTCGGCGCTACGAGCCCAGCGACATCAGCATCCATCATGCCGACGAGATCCCAGATTGGCTTCTTGAGATCCTAGAAGGGCATCGGCAGGCCGAGGCCACGGCCGTTCCGATGGCGCCCGGGAAGCCTGTCTCTGATGAGCGCAAGCGCGCCTATGGCGAGCGGGCGCTGTCCGAGGAGATGGCGGCCTTAGCTGCGAAGGGGCCGGGCGAGCGCAACGAGGCTGCCAACAAGATCGCGTTCCGGATTGGCCAGCTCGTCGGCGGTGGATGCCTGACCGAGGCCGAAGCCTACAGCCATCTGCATAACGCGGCAGCGTCCTGGGGCATCTCGGCTAACGACAAGGCGCTTGGGCCGCGGGGCACGATCGCTCGCGCGATTCGCGACGGCGCGCGTTCGCCGCGGTTCGTGCCGGATGACTTCTCTGAGGTTGATGCCGACACCTATGCGCGGGCCATCATCACCACGAAGGAAGGCACGTTCGACGCGACCACGGGCGAGGAGATCAAGCCCATCGTCGCAGAGCCGGCCGAGGACTATCCGGACGAGGCCCTGCAGGTCGGCGGGCTGGTTGGCGAGATTGCCGACTGGATCATGTCGACCGCGATGTACCCATGTCGTCTGTTCGCTGTTTCCGCGGCCCTCGCGGCGGTCGGGACTGTAGTCGGGCGGCAAGTCTATACCGGCGTGCCGCGGGCTGGGTCCGCCTTGTACTGGCTCATCATCGCGCCAACCGCGGGCGGCAAGGACCGGCCGCAGGAAGCACTGAAGCAGGCCCTCCAGGCCGCAGACCTTGGGCATCTCATCAAAGGGTCTGTCTCATCGTCCGCGAAGCTCGGAATGACCCTGATCGAGCAGCCGGTGCAATGTCAGGTGATCGACGAGGTGGGAAAGGTTCTGCGGAAGTTCGTCAGCCGCAACGCCTCCAGCCAGGAAATGAGCCTGCTCGACGACTATTGCTCGATCTGGGGCAAGAACCTCGGCTCGTTCGAGCCGGAAGGGGTGACCGTCAGGACCGACTCGACGATCCGGCAGCCGTCGCTCACTTTTTTCGGCGCCACCACCCCGACGGCGTTCTATACGCAGCTACGATCAGCCCAGGTTGCTGGCGGCTTCCTCAACCGCTTCCTCGTCATGCAGCGTCACAAGCGCGTTCCGGAGAACGCCAACGTCCAGCCCGAGGACGGCGTGCCGGAGGTCATCGTGGAGGGCTTGAGACGGCTTCACACGTGGCAGGACTGCGTGGCGGGTCGGGTCTCCGATCAGGTCAAGGACGCGCTTCTCCCGCCAGATCCGTGCGTGATCCCAACTAGCCGAGAGGCTGATGTGCTCCTGCTGGAGGCCCGGGCCAAGGCTCGAACCTGGATCGTAGCGTCTGACGACAATCCCATGCTTGAGGTCTACGCGCGCTCGGCCGAGATGGTGAAGCGCATGGCGCTAATCCTGGCCTGCGGGCGGCATTGGCAGGACATGACGCGGTGTCGGATTGAGGTCTGTGACGTGGCCTATGCCAACGGTCTGGTGAATTGGTCCATGGGTTCGTTCGTCGAGGGCCTGAGCCAGCACATGGCCGAGAATGAGCACCAGGCGAACGCCAAGATGGTGCTGAGCATGATCCGGAAGGCCGGCACCATGCCGCGCTTCAAGCTGGTTCGGCAGATCGACGGTAGGCTCGATGCCCGGACTTTGGACAGCGTTCTGAACAATCTGGTCGAGGGTGGATCGGTGGAGAAACTGACCGAGGCCAGCGGCGAAAAGGGTGGCCGGCCGAGGACGGATTACGTCTACCGAGGGGGGTAGTTATTGCGGAAAATGGCTTCCGAATGGGGGTTTTGTCGGGTCGCTCGGAAGGTCGTTTCCGGGCGATTTTTCGTTTCAAGAGGGGGTTATGGCGGGTTTCAGGGGGGTTCTTTCGGGTGCGTTTTCCGACAAAACCTCCGCCCTCTAACTCATTGTTATATATATAGAAAAAAGATATTTTTTCTTAATTATATAGTTTTGTCGGTTTCTTCGGGGCGGTATATGAATTTTCTCTCTTTTTATCAGTATGCATACCCTTGACCGACAAAACCTACAAAACCTCCCCAAGCAATAACCTGCGGATGGCGAAGTCCGGAGTCAGCAACCAGCCCGATCGCGATGGTATAACCCCTCATCACCTGAGCGGGCCGGCGCGATGGATCAATCCGAACTCGATGACGCGACCAAGGGCCGGGAAGCCTACGAGGCTTTCATCCACCTGTTCATGCATCCGTTCGACCACGACGAGGATGTGATCCTGTCCGTTGTCGAGGCTGGTGACGGCCAGCCGATGGTTCTCGTGGAGGCGGATGCCGAAACCCTGCTCTTGACCGTCCAAGAGGCGATGGATGCCTCCGCGGTCCTCACGATGGTCGCCCGCTTACTGGACGACGAGCCAGACGCCCCGGTCATCCTCGAACTGGCGCATGACATCACCGAGATCGTCGCCGAGGCCCTGGGCATGGAGGCTGCCGAATGCGTGCTCCACTGACCTCTCCCCGTCAGTCCCCGACCGCAGAGAGGGACGCGCGATGAACTGGCCATCAGCTTTCACGGCCCTCGTCATGACCGTCGAGAATATCCTGATCCTCGGCGGCACTGGCTATGCCGTGTTCGTCCTCGGCGCGAGCGGATGGTGGTTCGTGCTCGCCGTGCTCTGCCTGAACATGTGGAGGTCGAAGGCATGACCCTTACCGACAAAGCAGCCAGCTTCGCCAGAACCGAAACAGAGGAGGGGGCCGTGGGAGACGTACCGGAGATGATTGAGCGCGTGGCGAGGGCGCTGGTTCTCGATTATGGCGGCCATCCCGACCAAGTCCTGGGCTTCTCCAGCGCTAGCGCTGCGCTTTGGACATTCTACGTTCCGGCTGCCCGCGCCGCCATCGCCGCGATGCGCGAGCCGAATGAGGCCCTCCTCGGCGAGCTTCACGATAAGGTGCGGATTGAAGTCCGCCCCGAAGAGCGCGGCGCGTACATCACGAACGCTGATGCCATGTGGGCCGCTGGCATCGACGCCGCCCTCGGCAACCCTCCGGCGGCGCGATGAGCAACGCCCCGCACTTCGATCCTCTCAACGCCTCCTCCGAGGAAGAGGCCGACATGGTTCGCGGATACCGCGAGGCTGGAGACATGAGTGCCGTCTTGGAGATGGAAGGCGTCGCCTACGAGCACGGCTGGCGGATGCGCAGGAACGACATGGCCGGTGTGGTGGATGCCGATCAGCGCAATCTAGCGCGGCGGTATCTCTGCCTCCGCCAACCCATCAGCGTCTGGTCTCCCCAATCCGGCTTCAGCATTGAGACTTTCAACTAACCCCTTCCCGACACCCGGAGACGCCCGATGGCCTTCGCCAGAACACCCGAGCAGATCGAACGCTTCCGGAGCCTCGCAGCGCCCCGTCGCGAGGCCAATGGCAGGAAGCAGCGCCCAACCACCTCGGCGGCCCGTGTGGAGGCCAGGAAGGCAAAGGACGACATGTCTGAGACCGAAGCACTGAGCGTCGCGCTAAGCCAGCCTCATCGGAGGCCATTTAAGTCCTCACGCCTGGACCCGAAGCTCGGCATGCGCGATCCGCGAGCGGGCTACCCGATCGGGCGCCTCTACCTCGAAGGCACACTGACCATCGACCAGTTCAACACCAGCCACCGCTACATCGAGCTCTACGAGCGATATGCCCATCAGGTGGTCGGCGTCGCGCCGAAGTTCCCGTGCCAGGCCATCAGCGACGCGCCGGGCGGCAAGTCCACTGGCCGGGAGATGACATTCGAGGAAGCCGACAAGATCAAGGCGCAGTGGCACGAGGCTCAGACCGCGCTCGCCGACACTGGCGAATGGGCCGCGTGTGCCGGCGCTCTCGTCGCCATCGGCGTGATGCTCAAGAACCCGAGGAACGACGCGGAGCTTGGATCGCTGCGGGTTGGGCTGAACGCCCTTCACAAAGTGTGGAAGTAGGGCGTTGACACGGCGTTCAAAAAATTCCATGGTCACGTCGTTATCGGGCGCTTTGCGTCCTCAGGGCTGGTCCGCAGGGGCTGGCCCTTTTGTTTTTCCGCCCGCATCGTCCCGCCCATCCCCCAATTCGCCGCTGAGGCGGTAGAGAGCCAGCTAGCCTCGCAGCAGAGTCAGGAAAGCCTCAATCTCTGAAGCCTGCTTGTCCCATGTATCATACCTTCCGGCGATGAACGTCCCGCCGGGTGTGATGATTTTCTTGACGAAGCCGACTTCAAATCGTTTCGCTCGCGATGCTCCTGCCTCACGTACTCTCAGGCACCTATCCACGATGTCGAGAATTTCGACGTTGGTCATTCGCTCCTCAGGCGTATCGGCCGAGTAGCCGCGCCGAACGATGACTTCTCGGGCATGGACGGGCTTCGCAGGCATTTGAATTTGGCTCCTCTCAGCCGCCAATCCTGTTCGCTAACGATATCAAAGGCAACGACATGACAACCATCGCCATGCGCAATGCCCTTCAGTCGATGGGCGCTTCCCTTGAGACCGGCGGACTTCTCGTCAACGAGGCGATCGACGCTGTCGTCTCCGCTCATGAGCATGGTGGCAAGGCTGCCTTCGACGAGCGTATCGACCACCTTCGTGCTGTCGTCATCGGGTATGCGGATACGGCGAAGTCGCACCGCGACATGGCTCTTCACGTTGCAGGGCTGCCGGGGTTCGTTCCGAATGAGTCGGTGGCCCCTGTCACCGACAGCACCGATCCCGAAGTTGCAGCCGCTGCTTCGCGGAAGGGTTCGGGCAAGGCGGACGCCTGAGGGCTGGAATGGCAGACAGCGACGAGGCCCACGACAATCCAGTAGGCCGCCCCACTGCCTACAAGGCTGAGTTCGCCGAACAGGCTCGCAAGCTGTGCTCCCTTGGGGCGACGGACATCGAACTCGCAGATTTCTTCAGCGTAAGTTCCTCGACGTTTTACCTTTGGCGGAATGTGCATCCGGAATTTTCGGAGGCAGTCACCGCGGGGAAGGATAGCGCTGACGACCGGGTTGAGCGCGCCTTCTACAATCGGGCAGTCGGATACACCTTCGAGAGTGAGAAGGTCTTCCAACACCAGGGACAGATCATTCGCGCAGAGACTCGTGAGCATGTGCCCCCGGATGCCGGTGCCGCTCTGAACTGGTTGAAGAACCGCCGCCCCGATAAGTGGCGCGATAAGCAGGTGGTTGAGCACGACGGCAAGGTCGAGATTGGTGCTGATGCAGCCTTCGGAGATCTTGTCGGAGCGTTGGAAGCTGCTGCCCGCCTCAAGTCAGGCGGCTCTGGCAGCTAGATCTCGCTGGATAGACCGGGCTCGTCCGGCTCAGATTACGCCGGAAGGACTAGACTGGTCGACGTGGCTGATCCTTGCGGGCCGTGGCTGGGGGAAAACCCGGACGGGTGCCGAAGACGTTGCTTGGTACGGGGCCAGCAAGCCTGGCGTCCGGATCGCTGTCATCGGCCCTACCTACGCCGACGCGAGAGACACCTGCATTGAGGGCGAAAGTGGCATTCTTGGGGTTCTTCCTCGTGAAGCCGTCGATACATGGAACCGCTCCCTCGGCGAACTGATCCTCACGAACGGGTCGCGCTACAAGCTCTTCTCAGCGGACGAGCCGGATCGTCTTCGCGGGCCGCAGCATCACCGAGCCTGGTGCGACGAACTCGCGGCATGGACGAAGCCCGATACTTGGGACCAAATGCTTTTCGGGCTCAGGCTCGGCGAGCACCCTCAGGTGGTCGTCACCACGACGCCGAAGCCGACGCCGCTCGTTCGCAGATTGGCGCTGGATGCCCGTACGCGCCTTACGAAGGGTCGGACGCTAGACAATGCAGCCAACCTCGCTCCGAGCGCTCTAGAGCAGCTTCAGGCGCGATACGCAGGCACGCGGCTGGGCAGGCAGGAACTTGAAGCCGAGATCCTCGACGATGTACCTGGGGCCTTGTGGACTCGGGCCATGATCGACGAGGCGCTTAAGCCCGTTGCTCTGCCCGCCATGAAGCAGATCGTTGTGTCGATAGATCCTTCCGGAACGAAGGGCGATGCCGACAGCGGAGACAGCATCGGGATTGTCGTAGCAGGTAAGGGCGTGGATGGCAGGGCCTATGTGCTTGCCGACCGAACCTGCAAGCTGTCACCGAATGGATGGGGCCGGCGCGCGGTCGAGGCCTATCACGAATTCAAAGCCAATATGATCATCGCAGAGCGCAACTTCGGCGGCGCGATGGTCGAGCACGTAGTTCGAACCGCCGACCCTTACGTTCCGTACGAAGAGGTCGTGGCTTCCCGCGGCAAGGCTATTCGAGCCGAACCGGTCGCCGCCCTGTACGAGCAGGGGCGTGTTTCGCATGTCGCTGGCATGACCGATCTGGAGGATCAGATGTGCCAGATGGCGGGAGATGGATACCTCGGCGAAGGATCGCCGGATCGGCTTGATGCGATGGTGTGGGCTCTTTCACACCTGATGTTGGGGGAGGTCGCTCGGCCGCTTCGCGTCAGTTCACAGGCCGTCGCTCAGTCCATGGCATCAAGCCCTCGACGTGCCCGGTTCTGATGGCAACCTCGCGCCAGCGCCGCCTCGCGCCCAATGCTAAGCAATCCTCGCCTAGTAAGGCGAAGATACACCCGATGTCGGTGCATCAGTCGCGCCAGAAGCCTCGCGAGGAGGGCATTGACCCATATGCAGCCGAGCGGCTGAATGGCCTGTTCCCATCCAGCGTCTTAGGCGAAGGCTCCGGGCAAATCGCTCAGGACGGTGCGATAGCCGAGGTCTCCAATTGGGCTTCGGCCGGCTACGCTGATTACGCTCTGTCGGAGGGCGTTGCCTTCCTCGGGTACCCCTACTTGGCCGCGCTGTCTCAGAGGGCCGAATACCGCAAGATCGTCGAGGTTATCGCGACCGAGATGACGCGGAAATGGATCAGGATCACCTCTCAGGGAGACGACGATAAGTCGAAGCGCATCAGGGCGATCGAAGAGGCGTTTGATCGGCTCAACATCCGCGACGCATTTCGACGCGCGGCTGAGCAGGACGGGTTCTTCGGCCGCGCCCACATATTCATTTCGCTCAAAGGGGATGATCAGCCCAACGAACGGGCCGCTTCGATTGGTGACGGTCGAGATGAGACGTCCCGCGTCAAGGTGCCGAAGGGAAGCCTTCAGCGCCTGGTGACTGTTGAGCCATACTGGGTGGCCGCCAATCCCATCAGCTTCAATTCGATGGACCCGCTCGCCCCGGATTTCTATCGCCCCAACAATTGGAACGTGATGGGCAAGCAGGTGCATACCTCGCGCCTGTTCACCTTTGTCGGCCGTTCGGTGCCGGATGTCTTAAAGCCGGCCTACGCTTTCGGCGGCCTTGCGATGACGCAAATGGCCAAGCCCTACGTCGACAACTGGCTGAAGACCCGAGAGAGCGTTTCAGACCTGATCGCATCGTTCTCTGTGAGCGGCGTTAAGGGAATGGATATCGTCGACGCGCTCGCCAATGGGCAGATGGAAGACCTCTTCAACCGGATCGAAGTGTTCAACAATCTGCGTGACAATCGCGGGTTCATGGCGCTGATGGCCAATGAGGAATTCTTCAACGTCTCCACTCCGCTTGGGACGCTTGATAAGCTGCAAGCCCAAGCGCAGGAACAGATGGCAAGCGTCAGCGGCATCCCGCTGGTCAAGCTCCTCGGCGTCACCCCATCGGGGCTAAACGCCTCGTCTGATGGCGAAATCCGGGTCTTCTACGACTACATCCATGCCTACCAGCGGCTGCTGTTTGGCCCCAACCTGAAGCGGCTTCTGAGCATTGTTCAGCTCTCTGAATTCGGCGATGTAGACGAGAGCATCGGCTTTGAGTTCGAGCCGTTGTGGGAGATGTCGGACAAGGAGAAGGCAGATGTCCGCCTCGTCGAGGCGCAGACGGCTCAAGCCTACGTCGACAGCAGCATCATTCTTCCTGAGGAGGAGAGAAAGCGGCTTAGTTCCGATAAGGACGGCACCTATCAAGGGCTGGATCTCTCCCTTGATATCGCGCCCGACCCGACAGAGTTGCTGAGCGAGCCGCCAGAGCCCGATCGGAATGATGAGGGCCGAGAGGCGGCAGAGTGAACCTCGACCAGCACTTCGACGCTTCGGCGCGCTATCGTAGGGCTCTTGCCCTTGATGAGGCCCGAAGCGGTTTCGGCTCTGGTCGAGATCGTGAGCCATCCCCACAATCGGCGCTCAAGCGTGCCAAGAAGCTGGAGAACTCCTACGGCGCTCGCCTTCGCAAGATCGCGAGACACATCGGCGACATCGTTACGGGCTTCGATCTCAGTACACCGCAGGGTGCGGTTTTCATCGGTTCAGCCCTTCGTCGGTACGCCGACATGCTCGACCCCTGGGCTCGGTCTGTCGGCGCCCGGATGGTCGCTGAGGTTGCCGCGGCCGACAAGCTAGGATGGCGGCGTCTTTCGACGGTTATGGGCCGCGCCCTGCATCGCGAGATCGAAGAGGCTCCGACCGGGCAGGCCATGCGCGCCTCCATGGAGCGCCAAGTCACGCTGATCAAATCGCTCCCACTCGATGCTGCGGAGCGCGTCCATCGCCTCACGGTCGAGGGCATCTCGCAAGGCCGCCGCGCCGACGAGATCGCCAGAGACATCATGGCGACGGGTGAGGTGACCAAAAGCCGGGCGACGCTGATCGCCAGGACCGAAGTCAGCCGCACCGCCACAGAGCTCACCAAGGCAAGGGCCGAGTACGTCGGGTCCACGGAATTTATCTGGCGCACGGCTGGCGATGGCGACGTTCGAGACAGCCACAAGCGCCTCAATGGCAAGGTCTTCCGGTGGGATGCGCCGCCTGAGTGTGACCCCGGCCACCACGCCTTGCCTGGGGGAATTTGGAACTGCCGATGCTATCCAGAAGCAGTGATCCCAGACTGAAAGACACGCTCGCCTTCGACCGTGCCTCGGCTCGAGTCTTCGACGCGGACGGCCATCTTCATGTCAAGCGGACGGCCATCAGCAAGGCATGCGTGAACGAGTATCTGGGCCGAGAAATTCCCGACTGGGAAAGCCTCGGGCTCAATGCCGAGCGTCGCTATTCGCTTCTGCGAGACCCCGCCGAACTGGCGGAGGCCGCCGAAAGCTTCAACAACAAGCCGCTGCTGTTCGACCACAACCCGATCAGCGCGGACGAGCACGATCATAGCCGTACGGTCGGCGTGGTCAGCAACCCGGTCTTTCAGGAGCCTTACCTCTACGCGGACCTCGCGTGCTGGTCTGGCCCTGCGATCCGTCTGATTGAGGACGGGTCACAGAAGGAACTGTCGAGCGCGTATCGCTACGAGCCTGACATGACGGCCGGCACCTACGACGGTGTCCGGTACGACGGTGTGATGCGGAACCTTGCCGCGAACCACGTCGCCCTGGTCCGTAAGGGCCGAGCCGGACCCGATGTCGTGGTCGGCGATTCCATGGAGAACTTACAAATGGCAAGCACCGCCCTGTCGGGTGCCGCTGCGCAGACGCAGGGCGCTCTCGCCGTCTACCTCCGCACGAAGCTGGCCCAGGACGCGAAGGTCGATCTCGGCCCGATCGTCACCGGCCTGACCTCGAAGAAGTTCAAGAGCCAGATCCCGTTGATCGTCCTCGGCGTTCAGAAGGCTGTCCGCGGCAAGCTCGCCCAGGACGCCGACATCGAGGACGTGGCCGAGGTGATCGAGGCCCTGGCCGAGATCCTTCCGCCCGAGGCCGAAGCCGACGTCAAGGCCGCCGTCGAAGGCAGCGACGTCACCGAGGACGATGACACCGCCCTTCGCGCCATGCTGAAGGCCAAGGGCCTCTCGGACGAGGAGATTGATCGCATCTGCGGCGGCGCGGCTACTGCGGCCCTCGACGAGAAGGACGAGGCCGCCAAGAAGGACGAGGACAAGAAGGCCATGGACGCAGCGATCAGGACCGCGACCAAGGGTATGGTGTCCAAGGCGGCAATGGATGCCGCTATCTCGGATGCGGTGACCAAGGCGCAGTCCGAGACCGCCGCACATCTCAACGCGATCTCGGATGCTCGCCGCACGGTCCGTCCGTGGGTCGGCGACCTCGCCATGTCCTTCGACAGCGCTGAAGAAGTGCTTCGTACCTCGCTCAAGATGCTCGGCCGCAATGCCGCAGGCAAGCACGCCGATGCCCTGATGGACATCCTGGAGAGCTGCCCGAAGCCTGGTGACAAGCCCGCCTCTTCGACCCGCATCGCTCAGGATGCTGCATCGCTCAAGTCCTTCGACGACCGCTTCCCCGGTGCTGCCCGCATCGGCTTCGCCGCCTAATCGGGCGCTCAGCACAGGAGAATAGACCATGGGTTTCCCCGCTTCCGTCTCTTACGCCCCGGCGCCCGCCGTTGAAGGCGATTTCTGCGATGCCAATCCTCGCTCGACCGTCAATGCCGGCTCTGGCGGCCTCGTCGTCGGCGCGGCCGGCGTTCAGGTCGGTCGCTTCGCATGGGCGGCAGCGCCCAACGACGCCAACGGCGCCCCCGCGACCGTGACCAATGCCGGATCGGGCGCGCCCACCGGTTTTGTGCATCGCGAGTTGCAGGGCCTGAACACCGTGTTCCTGTCCGAGTCCACCAATCTGGTGCCGGCCGGCTTCGCGATCACGCTGTTCAAGTCCGGCGGCTTCTGGGTCATCAACCGCGGCGCCGCTGCTGCCACGATCAATCAGAAGGCTTTCGCGAGCAACACCGACGGCTCCGTCGCCTTCGCTGCTGCCGGCGCTACCGTCGCCGGCTTCACCGAGACGAAATGGATCTGCATGTCCCCCGGAGCGGTGGGCACCCTCATCAAGATCTCCTCCCAGCCGAACGGCTGATGCGGATCGGCTAGAACGGAGATTACACCAATGAATGCACTCGAAGCCCGCTCTCAGTTTCAGAGCGACAAGGACATGCTCGCGGATCGCGGCATGGTCCTTGACGGCGTCTATGCCTACGCGACGCCCGACATGAAGCGCGACTACACCGTCGCGATGGATGGCCTTCCGCCCGGCCTGACTGCGGCGAACGCCGGCATCCCTGCCATGCTCACCACCACGATCGATCCGAACGTGATCACGGTGCGCTTCACCCCCACCAAGGCCGCCGAAATCCTCGGCGAGCAGAAGAAGGGTGACTGGCTGCAGGACACCATCGCGTTCGGCGTCGTCGAGCACACCGGCGAAGTGTCGAGCTACGGCGATTATGCCAACAACGGCATGGTCGGCGTGAACATGAACTGGCCGCAGCGTCAGAACTACCTGTACCAGACGATCTCCGAGTACGGAGAGCGCGAGCTGGGACGCGCGGGCCTCGCCGGCATCAATCTCGTCGCTGAGAAGGACGCCGCTGCCGCCAACGTGATGGGGCGGTTCGAGAACGCCATCTATCTGTTCGGCATCCAGGGCATCCAGAACTACGGTCTGATGAACGATCCCGCGCTCGGCCCGACGCTCACCCCGTCGACCAAGGCAGCGGGCGGCACCACGTGGCAGACCACCGGCGGAGCTCCGAACGCGACGTCGAACGAGGTCTACAACGACTTCCTGGCTCTCTTCAGCCAGCTTGTCACGCAGACCGCGGGTCTCGTTGAGGCTACCGACGAACTGGTGCTGGTGCTCTCGCCTGGCAGCGCCGTTGCCCTTAGCTACATCAACCAGTTCAACCTCAAGGTCCGCGAGGCCTTGATGTCCGAGTTTCCGAAGCTGCGCATCGTGACGGCCGTCCAGTACGGCAAGCAGTCGGCCGCCAACCCGCAGGGCGTTGCCGCCGGCAACTTCATGCAGCTGATCGCCAAGACCATTGACGGTCAGGATACGGGCTTCGCCGCCTTCTCCGAGAAGATGCGCCAGCACAACCTCGTCACCGAGATGTCCTCCTACAAGAAGAAGTGGTCCGGTGGAGCATGGGGCGCGGTGATCCGCGTGCCGTACGCCGTCGTGTCCATGACGGGCATCTGACGTGGGCGCCCCTCAGCCCAACCAGCCGGTGCGCCAGGGCGTAGCACCGATGAACACCGTAACCGAGGCCCGTGAGGTCGTCTCGGTGGCCTGTAAGCTCCCGAGTGGCTTCATCATGCGCGAGTTCACTCCGCAGGCCGAAACGGAACTCGTTCTCGGCGGAGGCTCGCGCGATGTCACGGTCCACCGTGAGACCGGGCGACAGGTCGTGGTCAAAGGCGTGGCCTATCGTTTCGGCTCTCCGCCTCCGGTTCTCGTCAACGGCTATCGCATCACTCGCGATGTGCCCAAAGACCTCTGGGACAACTGGTACGAGGCGAACAAGGCCAGCGATCTCGTCCGGAATCATATCGTCTACGCCGATGTGCGTCATGACGATGTGAAGGCGTGGGGTCGTGACCATGAAGCCGCGCCCAGCGGCTTTGAAGGCATCGACCCGGATGGGCCGAACAAGCGTGTGCGCGGCATCGAGCGCGCCGACAGGCCGAAGTAGGAGCACTCCAATGGCTGATACCGTGAAAGTTGGCTGCCGCCTACCGCAGGGCGTTCGGCTTCGTGTCTTCGAGCCAGGCAAGAATGCTCTCGGCGAGCCTCAGATGAACGAGATCGGCGGCATCGATCTGGCCGGCTCCGGCCAGCATGTCACAGCGCCCGGCGGGCTGCAGACTGGCGACGACGACGTCTTCTTCAACGAAGTCCCGTCGGATCTCTGGGGAAAGTGGCTGAAGGCCAACGAGGGCAGCGATCTCGTCACCAGCGGCGCTGTGTTCGCCAAGGGGCATGATCTGGTCGAGAAGGATGCGGATGCTGAGGCATCCAAGCGACCTGTCGGCCGTCCTCGGGCATCCTGAGGCACTTCACCCATGACCGTGACGCGCGACAGCTTCACCGCTGTCTTCAAGGAATTCAGCGATATCACCGCGTATCCTGACGCCGCCGTCACGTTCTGGATCGGCCAGGCCGAGGCGTCGCTGCCGCAGTCCATCGCGACGGCTCAACTCGACCTCGCCACCATGCTCTACGTTGCCCATAATTTGACGCTGAGCACTCTCGGCGCCGCCGGCGGCGGAGCAGGGGCTTTTGCCCCAACGACATCCAAGTCGATCGATAAGGTCTCGAAGTCCATGGACCCGAGCCTGGTCATGACGGCCGGCGCGGGGATCTGGAACGCGACCGCATACGGACAGCGTCTCTATGCGTTGCTTCGGAGCTTCGGGACCGGTGGATTCTATCGCCCGTCACGGCGAGCCGCCGCGATCACCGCGGCTCAGGGTTACCCCTACCGCTGATGACCGTCACCATCACGAAGGACCGCGTGGCTGAGATGCTGCGGTCTGTCCGCGGCCTCACTCGCAACGAGGTGCTGATCGGGGTGCCCGACAGCAACGCAGAGCGGGCGGTCGATCCGGAAAACCCCACCCCTCTCTTGAATGCCGCCATCGGGTATCTGATGGAGACCGGCGCTCCGGAGCGGAACCTGCCGGCCCGCCCCTTCCTGGTCCCTGGCGTCACGGAAGCCGCTCCAGCCCTAGTCGAACGGCTCAAGAAGGCCGGGAACGCGGCGATCCTCAGTCCTGGCGGGAAACAGATAGTCGATCAGGCCATGCACGCGGTCGGGCTGCTCGGCCAGAACGCTGTACGCGGCAAGATCACGGAAGGACCTTTCGTTCCGCTCGCCGAGATGACCCTGGCGATGCGCCGAGCCCGCGGTCGGACAGGCACGAAGCCTTTGATCGACACCGGGCAGTTGAGAAATTCTGTGACCTACGTCGTGCGGCCGAAGGGGAAGAAGTGATGGTTATCATAGAAGACCTTTCCCTCGCTGGACGTGTAACGACGCTTCTTGACGACCTGCGGAAGCAGGGACGAATGTCGGGGGCTGAGGCGCAAGTCGTTCTTGATGTCCTCTGGCATCCGAGCTTCCCAGAATTTCTTCGTCAAGCGGTCAGTGCTCCTCAGGTGTCTGTGGTCGAAGGGGTGAACCGCGATAGCAGCCTGTCACCTTCGGTCCCACGCCGTCTCAATGCCAATCCGCCTCAAGGCAGCGTCGGGTCAGTAGCTTTCGAGCAATAATGCCCCGCCCCCTTCTCGACGTCTCGGACGTTCTCGACGATCCCGATTTTCAGGACACCACGCTTACCGTCCGGCGCTCTGTCGTCACCGTCGGTGCGCACGGTCGCGGTGAAGCCTCGGAGCAATCCCTGCCGTTCGCTGGCGTCGTCATCCAGAACGACAGCGGCAGCCTCGTCCGTGCCCCTGAGGGTCAGTACGTCCGCGGCTCCCTGACGATCTATACCCGCTTCCCTCTGACCTCCGGCAACGACACGATGGAGGCCGACGTCGTCCAGTGGAATGGCCTCGACTTCACCGTCGTCAATCCCATCGACTGGTCGTCCTATGGCGCGGGCTACATCGCTGCCGAGTGCCAGTTGGTCCCGCTGAACGCGACCTACGCGAATGGCTGACAGCTCAACCGGCGGCTACCTTCGGCCCACCACCGAAGCGCCTCCCTACGACATCGACCTTGATGAGGTGATGCAGGGTGTCGTCGTCGGGATGACTGGCCTGCCCGACGATTTGGTCCGCCCGCGCTGGCAGCCCGTCCAGCCTCGGCAACCCAATCACGACGAGGACTGGTGCGCCGTAGGTGTCACCGCGATCCTCCCCGACGGCAACCCTGCGATCTCCCACAAGGGCGCAGGAGAGGGTTCTAGCGTTCTGACCCGACACGAGGTGCTGGAAACTCTCGCGAGCTTCTACGGGCCAACCGCGCGCTCCTACGCGGCCATGTTTCGTGATGGTCTCTACGTCTCGCAGAACCGCGAGCAGATGTTCTTCAACGGCATGGGTTTGATCGACGTCGATCCGATCCGTTCGGCCCCCGAGCTTCTCAATCAAAACTGGCGCCGTCGCTACGACGTGGCCTTCCGCTTCCGTCGTCGCGTCGACCGTACCTACGCGATCCTGAATGTCTTGCAGGCTGCCGGCACCATCCATGGCGATGGCGGCTCTGTCACGGGCGTTGCCGCCTACGAAAAGCCATTTATTACCCCGGTTGAGCCATAATATATCCCGCTGCAAGCGGCGACATGTTAATATGGGGCATGTCCAAAACTCTTCATATTTACCGCATCACCAACCTGCTTAACGGCAAGCGATACATTGGATGGGCGGTCCACCCAGGACGACGATGGGCGAGACATAAAAACGACGCTCGGAAGGGTCGTCAGAACGCGATCCACCTCGCCATAGCAAAGTACGGCGCGGAGAATTTCAGCTTTGAGGTCGTTGAGATTTTTGACGGCAATGAAGCGGAGGCGAAGGCCAGGGAAGTTCTCCGGATTGCGGAGGAAGGGTCACTTTTCCCTGGCGGCTATAATCTAACCAAGGGCGGCGACGGAGCCGATGACCTGGGCAGGCTAGCAGCTGCATCGCACGCAAAACGACGTGCCTTAGACGTAGACGCAGATAGACAACGCAGATCGGAGCGAACCCGCCGCGCGAACGCTGCCATGGACCCTACGGTCCGAAGCGAAGCCGCTAAAAGAATGTGGGCGTCCCGATCGCCAGAGGCGCGGGAGGCTATCGCTGCGAAAGCGAGGGCGCAGAGAGCAGCGGAAACCGTAGAGGAACGCTCAGCACGAGGTCGACTGGCACACGCTCACCGCACCGCAGCAGAGCGATCCGAAGCCGCCCGTCGAGCTAATGCGGGACTTAGTTCCACCCAACGATCCTCAGCCGTCGCCGCGATGAACGCCGCCATAACCGGCGAAAAACGAAGTGAGATAAGCCGCAAAGGCCACGAAGCCTATCTCGCACAGACCACAACCGAACAACGCAGTGAAACCATTCGCCGAAATTGGGAACGGCTTTCATCTGAGGCTCGGGCTGACATTGGCGCGCGCATCTCGGAAAAACTGCAAGCAAAGAGCCCGGAGGAACGGGCTGAAATCGGCCGCCGCCGGTGGGCAACTCGCCGCGCTAAGGCTTCGTCAAATTCAGGTTTCACCTAATTAGAGGCGCCTTGTTTGGCGAATACTGCAATGGCAAAGGGACTAAGCGTCAACGACGTTGTAAATGTTACACTAAATTTATCGCCGACAGCCGCTGGATACAGAAATTTTGGATCTTTACTGATCCTCGGTTCAAGCGCGGTGATTGACACGACCGAGCGTCTGCGGCTCTACACGACCCTTGACGGGGTGACGGCCGATTTCGGCGTCAACTCGCCGGAGTATCTCGCGGCCGATCTGTTCTTCTCGCAGTCGCCGCAGCCGAACCTGCTCTACGTCGGGCGGTGGGCTCAAGGTGCGACGGCGGGCCTGATCCGCGGCGGGGTACTCAACCCCACCCAGCGGCTTCTCTCGAATTTCACCGCCATCACGACGGGCACACTGAGCCTAAGCGTCAACGGCGTAGTGAAGTCGCTCACGGGCCTGAACTTCTCCACCGCGACCAACCTCAATGGGGTCGCTTCGATCGTTCAGGCTGCCCTGGTCGCTGCCAGCACTCCCAATGCCACCGTGACGTGGGACTCGGTACAGAACCGCTTCACCGTCACCAGCGGTACCACGGGCACGACCTCGACCGTCACTGCCGCCACGGGCACCGTCGCCGCTCCGATGGGGCTGACGAGCGCGCTTGCCTCCGTGCCCGTCAACGGCGTTGCGGCCGAGAGCCTTGCCCAGGCCGTCGCTACTCTCGCCGACGTTTCCAGCGATTGGTACGGCCTCACCGTCGCCACTACGACGCCGCCCGCAAACTCGGATCATCTCGCCGTCGCCGCGATGATCGAAGGCATGACGATGCGTCGGATGTACGGCATCACCATCACCTCGACGGATGTGCTCGACCCGACGACCTCCTTGGATCTGGGGAGCTCGCTGGAAAACTTCGGCTACCAGCGCACGATCTGGCAGTACTCGTCGTCGAGCCCCTACGCGATCGCCTCCGCCTTCGGCCGCGCCTTCACGGTCAATTTCGAGGCCAACAACACCACCATCACCCTGAAATTCAAGCAGGAGCCGGGCGTCGTTGCGGAGCTTCTCACCGAGACGCAGGCCGCGACCCTCAAGGGGAAGAACGGCAACGTCTTCGTCGCCTACAACAACGACACCGCCATCTTCCAAGAGGGCGTGATGGCGAACGGCTACTTTTTCGACGAGGTCCACGGAACGGATTGGCTTGTGAACGCCGTTCAAACTGACGTGTTCAACCTGCTCTATCAGTCCCCGACTAAGATCCCGCAGACCGACGCCGGCATGCACCAGATCGTCACCACGATCGAAGCCACCCTGGCTCGTGCGGTCAATAACGGTCTTGTCGCTCCCGGCCAGTGGAACGTCGCCGGGTTCGGGCAGCTCAAACAGGGCGATACGCTCCCTTCGGGCTTCTACGTCTACTGCCCTCCGGTCGCTCTTCAGTCGCAGGCTGATCGGGAAAAGCGCATCACGCCTCCGATCCAGGTCGCTGCGAAGCTCGCAGGCGCCGTGCACCAGGCGAACATCCTCATCAACGTGAACCGATAGGACGGGCCTGAACAATGGCGAGCACGTATTCCTTCGCGGATGTTCTCTGCGCTATCACCGGCCCTGGCGGCAACCTATCGCTTTCGGAGGGCGGGGTTGCCGACGAGGGCATTACGGTTGAAATGAATGATGATAAGAGCAGCATGGTTCCTGGCGCCGATGGGAGCTGGATGCACTCGCTGCACGTCTCTAATTCTGGACGGGTGGTGCTAAGGCTGCTGAAGACGAGCGAGCTAAATCAGCGTCTGACAGTCATGTACAACTATCAGACAGCCAGCTCTGCGAACCACGGAAGAAATCTTATTTCTGTCCGAAACCCGGCCGTCGGCATGTCAATCACCTGCGAGGGTTGTGCCTTTAAAAAACTGCCGCCCAACGTGAATGCTAAAGACGGTGGCACCAACGAATGGGCATTTGACTCGGGGCGCATCACCCAGGTTCTGGGTAGTGGCGACCCGTCCCTCTGAGGTGATGCATGGTTGAGTTTGAGATCGACGGGCATTCCTACCGCAGCGGCCAGATGCCGGCCAAGACGCAGTTCCACGTTCTGCGCCGTCTCGCGCCCGTTCTAAGCTCCCTCAAGGATCTGTCGGGGCTCACGGGCGGCAACGCGGAAGCCATGGCGGCTTCGCTCGGCCCCATCACTGAAGCCATCGCCAAGCTCTCCGACGCAGACACCGAATACGTCCTAGACGCCTGTCTTGAGGTCACGGAGCGCCAGCAGGGCGCCGGATGGGCCAAGGTCCAACCGAAGGGCTCTCGCCGCCCGATGTTCGACGACATCAACTTCGCCGTCATGCTCAAGATCGCCATGGCAGTGATGCAGGATAACTTCTCGAGTTTTTTTCCCGCGAGCCTCTCCGGTTCAGTCGGCGAGGCCAAGACCTGAGCTTCGACGCCGTGCGCATGCCGCATGGAGAGGAGTGGCTGCTTCGGCCCGTGAGCCGTGGCTGGTGCCGGTATGAGTCCCTGCTGGATGGCACGCTCGACATTTCGGACATTGCCGAGATGAACGATGCCATCGCGGCCGAGGATGAAAACCGCGAGCGGGCGCAAGAGGCGGCGAAGAACCGATGAGCGCAGAAATCATTAAAGAGTTCCTGGTATCAATAAATTATCAGGTCAATCAGGGCTCCGAGAAGAAATTCACCGATGGGATGGCGACCGCGGCCAAGGGCGCTGCGGCTCTAGCCCTGGCTGTCGGCGCAGCAGCCACAGCCGTCGTTGCTGCGGTCGCACGCATCGCCTCTCAGTTCGACACCCTCTACTACACCTCGCAGCGCACGGGCGCCTCGGTCCAGAACATCAAAGGACTGGGCTACGCCTTCTCGCAGTTGGGTGGTTCGGCTTCTCAGGCCGTCGGCACGCTGGAGAGCTTCACCAAGGCGCTTCGTAACAACCCAGGCCTGACGAACTTCGTCAAGGGCATCGGCGTCAACGTCAATCAGGACAAGGCGAAAGTCCTCACCGACGTCATCGATAAGCTGGCGCAGAAGCCCTACTACATCGGCGCCCAGCAAGCCGAGATGCTCGGCATCAGCGAAGAGTCGTTCAACCTCATGGTCAAGAACCGCGCCGAGTTGGCGCGGTACAGGGCCGAGTACGATCGCACGGCGAGGACGGTCGGGCTCAACAACGATGAGGCTGCGAAAGCCTCTCGTGCCTTCAACGACGCCCTGCTGTCCCTTCGGGCGACGGCGATGGCGGTTGCTGAGAAAATCGGAACCGACCTCGCGCCGGTCATCACTCGCTACCTCAACATGCTGCGGGATTGGATCGCAGCGAACCCAGATAAAATCGAAGCGGCCATCAAGCAGGTGATCGCCGTCGCTGAGGCGTTGGTTACAACGGCCGCAAGCTTGGTTCTGGCTCTTAAGCCGGTCGGGGAGATGTTCCAGAGCATCGCGGAGACACTGACCGGCAAGGAGGGCCTTCAGGCCTCAATGGAGCTGTTCGCGATATTCATCGTGACGTCCTGGCTCACTCGCATTCTCGGCGCATTTGGGGCGGTAGGGCTCGGATGGAAGGGGCTTCTGTTGCGGCTCGGCATCCCGGTAGGGCTTGGCGTTCTTGCGACAGGGCATGGCTATCAGACGCCCGAGCAGGCTGCGGCCAATCCGGACAGTGCCGCACTCAACAAAGAGGGCATCGACCGCCGCGAACGCGTTCGCGGCTACATCGGCGATGTGTTCAAGCCGAAGGAGGGGGATGATCGATCTCTTGCCGAACGGCTTCTGCCGAAGGCTCTCGGTGGGAAGGATCGGCCGGAAGCTGCTGGAGGCGGCTCGACGGCCCCGATTGGGGGCTCAACGTTCAGTCAAAAAGCTCCAGGCGTGATGAAGCGCCTGATGGAAGATTTCGGACTTTCCAAGGAAGAGGCCGGGGTCGTCCTCGGCAACCTTGGGCACGAGAGCGCCGGATTTAAGGCATTTGAGGAGGGCGGGGGCGGCCCCGGACGCGGTTGGGCTCAGTGGACGGACCCAGGCCGTAAGCGTCGGTTTTTCCAGTATGCCGAAGACAACAAGCTTGATCCGAAAAGCGACGAAGCCAACTACGGCTTCCTCAAATGGGAGCTCCAGAACACCCATAAGAGCGCGATCTCAGCCCTCAAGAATGGCGCGACCAACGAAGATAAAATGGTTGACTTCGAGCGTATCTTCGAAGGCGCCGGCATCAAGGCATATGGAAGCCGTTACAAGTACGCGCGAGACGCGATCAAGGCCTACGACGCCGCCGACCAGGCCCCGTTGCAGGCTCCCGCGCCATCGGGCGGGCCTCCAAAAATCGATCTGTCAAAGGCCGCTGCTGCCGCAGGCAAGTTCGACCTAAACGGCATCACCGGCTCGTCCCCGTTGGGTACGTCTTCCTGGGACAACCGCACCAGCAACACCACGATGCACCAAGAAACGAAGATTGAGGTCAACGGCGCGAGTGACCCGGCCGCCGTCGGTTCAATGGTTGAGCGCAATCAGGATCGGGTGAACTCCACCATGCTCCGGAATGCGACCGGCGCGGTTCGCTAGCGCGAAACGACGTTGGGGAAAGACTGAAGGACGCTGGCGCATAACGCATCGTGCCCTTCAGCCTTCTCACGATCCGCGAATTTCTGTCCACCGGCAATGAAGCGCCTTTTCATGGCTGCGTCACTCATTTCCGAGGAGCATTCCTTCGCGATGTTGATCATCTTCTGATCGTATCCGTTGAACCCGCACTGGAACTGAGATCGGCTCAGGAAGGCGTGAACCTCAAGCAGTTTGCCGCAGTCGAGGGCGTTGGCTGACGAAGGAAACGAGAGGGCGACAAAGGCGAGAGCGTAACGCATCTGAGCAACTACCTCTGGAATGGAGCGGCGTTTCGGATGCGATCCTGGCCGATATAGGGACCAACGCACTCGAAGAGGTTCGTGTAGTTGTGGCTCGGAGCTCGTCCGGCCCCCTTCGCGCAGACCTCTCGCGTCCGGGCGTCGACATTGCTCCATACCAGCTTCAGACGGTCGTAGGCCTCCTGTTCGCTGGTTAGGCAATAACCACGGGTTAGGCGGTTCGGTTCGCCACTATATCGAGACCCGCATCGCTCATTCACATCCCAATCGGGAATGACCTGAGCGGCGAGGGGCATGATGGTCAGCAATAACAGGGCGGCGGCAGACAGGATGCGCATTCCGGCCAACATATGCCGCCGCACCCGCTTGTCGAGAGAGGCCTGACCGATGTCCCTTCTCGGCGAACTCACCTACGCGCTGATTTCCTCTGCGTCACGCGACATTGGCGGCATCATGCCGGACGTCGTCGTCGAGGAGATGCACCGCGACGAGCTCATCATCACGGACCATCCGGTCGAGACCGGAGCCGCGATTACGGACCACGCCTTCAAGCGCCCATCCGAAGTCGAGATGCGCTGCGGGTTCTCGAACTCCAGCGCCGGCTCGGAAGGGTACGTCCAAGAGGTCTATCAGGAGTTTTTGGCGCTCCAGGCTTCGCGCCAGCCCTTCAACGTCTCAACGGGCAAGCGCTCCTATCGGAACATGCTGATCCGTGGCCTTGCGGTCACGACCGACCCGAAGAGCGAGAAGGCGCTCAACGTCGTCGTCGCTCTCCGAGAGATCCTGATCGTCAGCACGCAGCGGACGTCGAGCGGATCGGGCTCTGGGGGAAGTGGAACCGCTGCGCCAGCCGCATCTGCATCCGACCAGGCGTCGCCGCAGACCACGTCCGAGGCGATCGACAACGGCGACAAACAGGCCACGGGCGTTGGCGACACGGCCTTTGCCGGGGCTTTCGATCCAAGCGGCTTTTCGACGACGGACCCCGTCACAGGTGGTCCCACCGCAGAACTCGGGGAAATGACGATTGAGGCTGTCGACGGCGTTCCGGTCCCGACGCCATCGCCCGTCGAACAGCCCTATAACATCTACGAGTTCGGCTGATGGCAACCTACGAAATTCCGCTGGTGCCACAGCCTCAAATCTTCGGCATCCAACTTGGCGACGTGAACTACCGGCTCCGGTTTGCCTATGCCGACACGCTCGAAGGCGGGTGGCTGATGGACATCAACACGGAAGGTGGCGACCCCATCCTCTGCGGCGTGCCCCTCGTCCCGAGCATCAATCTGCTGGCTCAGTACGCGTATCTCGGCCTCGCCGGTGGCCTCATGGTGACGAACAAGGAGGACGAAGCTGCTATGCCCGCCTTCGCCGCCTTGGGCACCACCAGCAAGCTCTATTTCGTCTCCGTCGCATGACGCAGCAGTACCTTAGGGACTGCCGCCTGACCGTCGGGGGCGGGGGTAGCGCCATCGACCTCTCGCAGATGCGCATCACCTTCGATGTGCGGCAGGGCGATCGACAGTTCCCGAACTACGCCAACATCCGGATCTACAACCTAGCCGATAAGACGGCTCAGGCGATCCGGAAGGAGTTCAAATCGGTCACGCTTGAGGCCGGCTACCGAGGTGCAATCGGAGCGCTGTTCAAGGGCGAAATTCTTCAGGTCCGCATCGGCCGAGAGAACCCGGTCGACAAGTACTGCCACATCCTCGCGACCAGCGCGGATCGGGCGCATAACCACGCCGTCGTGAACAAGAGCCTCGCGGCTGGCCACACCTTCAAAGATCAGGTCGAGGCCTGCCTAGAGCCGATGAAGGCCTTCGGAGTCACCGTCGGCCACATCGACGATCTAGGCTCGAAGAAGATGCCTCGCGGGCGCGTTCTCACCGGCATGGCTCGGGACATCCTGAGGCAGGTAGGGTTCGCCACCGGTACCTCATGGTGCATCGTCAACGGCACCTTTCAGATGGTGAAGAACACCGGCACGCTTCCCGGAGACACGGTGGTTCTCAATTCGACGACCGGTCTGATCGGAATGCCAGAACAGACCATTCAGGGCATCGTGGCGCGGTGCTTGCTCAATACGCAGATCGTTCCGGGCTGCAAAGTGAAGATCGATCAAGCCAGCATCCAGCAGGCCGAGTTTGATCCCTCGTTCACTGGCGCGAAAACCAATGAGCAGTACGATGCCACCGGCGCCAAGATCGCGGCCGACGGCATCTACAAGGTCATGGTCGCCGACCACAACGGCGATACCCGCGGCGCCCCGTGGTACACCGACATGATCTGCGTGAACGCTTCTCAGGGCATTACGCCAGCTCTTGCGGCCCGCGGCATCGGCACCGACGACCCCTCGGACCAGGGAGGTTAACAATGGACCTCCGCGAACGCTGGAACGACCCAGACGAGGATCTGAAAGCTGCTCTAGAGGGCATGCAAGCCAAGATCCACACGTCGATCCCGGTCCGTGTGGTCAAGGACAGCGACGGCCACACGGTCGGGCTCCAGCCCCTCATCAAGTTCGTTCAGCGCATGCCGGACGGCTCGCAGAAGCTGATGGACTACCCGGTGATCTCCGACGCTCCGGTCCAGTTCTCGGGCGGCGGCGGCGTGACGATGACCCACCCCATCAAGGAAGGCGACGAGGGGATGGCGATCATCTCCTCCCGCTCCATCGACACTTGGCACCAGCAGGGCGGGATGCAGCCGCAGATTGATGCCCGGATGCACGATCTCTCCGATGCGGTCTACCTGCCCGGCATCCGGTCGACGCCGCGGAAGATCAAAGACGTCAGCACCTCGGCGATCGAAACCCGCTCGGATGACGGGAAACACAAAATTAGCATGGACGCGAAGACCGGCGCGACGACGATCTCCATCGATGAGGGCAAGCACACCTTCGGGATCGATCCGAAGGCGGGCATCTCCATGGACACGGCGATGAAATTGGCCGTCAACGCGAAAAGCGGCATGGACTTTAAGGGCGCGGCGCACTTTGCCGACAAGCTGACCTCGTCGAAGAGCATCGGCGCTCCATCGCTTCAGGGCGTCGTGGGCGGCTTTACCGGCGCCGCCCTTGCCGTGGCGCTGATGATTGGCGCGATGGCCCTCACGGGTGCCCAGAGCCCCCAGGAAGGCATCCAGACGGCACGATACGCTCTAGCGGCATGGGTCGGTCATGCGTATCCGTAAGGTCGACGCAGCCGGTGATATGATTTTTGGCGGCAGCCAGGCTTCGTTCTTCCGCGATGTGCCGGATGCCCCTGCGCTCGTCGTCTCGAACCGACTCCATCTCTGGAGCGGACAGTGGTTCCTCGATCTGACCAAGGGCATTGACTACCAGCGCCGTGTTCTCGGCAAGCGCACAGAGTCGACCCGCGATCCCGTCATCCGCGCCGAGATCCTTGACAGCCAGGGCGTGTCTGGCATCGCGGAATATTCGAGCACGCTGAACCGCGACACGCGCACCTTCGACGTGGTGGCGACCATCGACACGGTCTACGGACAAGCGACGCTGCGGGAGACGATCTAGATGGCATCGACGCCCGCGCCCATCGTCGATGCGACCGGCATCCATGTGCCGTCCTACGACACCTATCTGACCTATTTTCAGACGGCCTACCGCGGGATCTACGGGGCCGACGTCTACCTTGACGCGGACAGCCAAGACGGCCAGTTCCTCGCCATCCTGGCGCGGTGCTGCGCCGACCATGCCGCGGCGACGTTCGCCACCTACAATGCTTTTTCTCCACTGACCGCTCAGGGCACTGGTCTTTCCTCGGTCGTGAAGACCAATGGCATCACCCGAGCGATCCCGACCGCTTCCACGGTCGACCTGCAGATTGAAGGGCAAGCGGGAACCATCATCACCAACGGGGTCGCGAGCGACGCACAGAACGGGCGCTGGAACCTGCCTGTCGAGGTGGTCATTCCTGCGAGCGGTCGTATCCTCGTCACAGCGACAGCCTCAACCCTTGGAGCGATCGAAGCGGGCGCGAACACGATCACCACGATCGCCACCGTGACCCGCGGGTGGCAGGCTGTGACGAACCCCGCTGCGGCCTCGCCAGGCATGCCGGTCGAGAACGACCTCAAGCTGAAGCGTCGCCAGGCGATCTCCACCGCGTTGCCGTCGCGAACCGTGTTCGAGGGGGTCATCGGAGCCATCGCCGCCATCAACGGCGTTTCCCGCATCCGAGGCTACGAGAACGACACCAGCGTCGTCGACGCGAACGGAATTCCTCCCCACGCCATAGCCTTGGTTATTGAAGGGGGAGACAGCAGCTCAATCGCGCGAGTTCTCTTGGCCAAGAAGGCACCAGGGGTCACTACCTATGGGACAGTGCTGCGGTCCTCGACGGATGCTTACGGCATTCCTCATGCGATCCGGTTCTTCCGTCCGACCTATGTGCCGATTGCCTACTACATCACCCTGCAGGCGCTCCCCGGCTACACTCAGGACGTCGAGGCCATGATCCGGCAGGCACTTGCCGATTGGACCAACGGCCTCGGCATTGGCAACCTTCTTCGTCTCACTCGTGCATACCTGCCGGCCAACCTGAACGGCACAGTTCAGGGTGGGACATTCGAAATCCTGTCCATGACGGCGCAGCGTGACGGCCTAGCGCCAGTCGGGGCCGTGGATGTCTCGGCGGCTTTCAACGAAGCCTTTCAGTGCGATCCCGCCAACATCCGAATTTCGGTCATCCCACAATGACCGAGGACTACCTTCTCGGGCTGGTGCCGCCTTGGCATTCCACTCGTCCGAAATTCATGGCGACGCTGGCGGCGGTTCTCGCCCCTCTCGTTGCCATGCGAGATGTGGTCTCGCACCTTCCCGTTGATTTCGATCTGGACAGCGCCATCGGCGTCCAGCTTGACGCTGTCGGTGTTCGCATCGGTCGCGCCCGCACGGTTCGTCTGCCGGCGCCAACGCTCTACTTCACCTTCGACGAGGTCGGTCTCGGCTTCGATCGGGGCGTCTGGAAAGGCCCTTACGAAGATCCCCAGACAACCGTGAGCCTTGACGACGACACGTATCGCCGATTGCTGCGCGCCAACATCCTGGCCAAGCATTGGGACGGCACCATCCCTGGCGCTCAAGCCGTGTTCGATGCCTTCTTTATCGATCCCGACACCTACGTCTTCGTCCAAGACAATGCCCCCGCAGCGTTCCCGGATGAGCTCGCCATACCCGGTACCGGAGATCAGCGTCTCGAAATGTCGATGACCATCGGCGTCGCGGGCAAGGCGCTGTCGCTCACCTATCTCGGCATTCTGGATCAGAACCTCATTCCGATTAAGCCGGCCGGCATCGATTCGACCTATGCCGTCGCGTCCACGAACAATCGGGCACTCTTCGGGTTCGATGTCCAGAACGAGTTCGTCGCCGGGTTTGATACCGGTGCTTTCGGCGTGACACCGGCCGAGCGGCTGAGAGCCTGAGCGACTAGCGCTCTCCTCCCGACATCAAAGGACTTTCGATGGCTGGCACGAACCAGTTCCTCCCGTTTGCCACTGGCTCGGGAGCGAACGCCCTTACGGTTGCGCAGTATCAGGCCCTCGCCGCACGCCAGGGCGGTTTTGTGGCCGGGATCGCCAAGTCGATCGAGGTGAACACGTCTCTTCGGCAGGCATCGACGATTGCCGCGATGATCGGCCAATTCATTGCGGACCTGTCCGGGAACGACGCCAACGATGACGGCAATATCGCCGTCCTCGAAAGGCGCTTTCGCGATGCGCTTCTCGCTTCTCTGACCGCAGATGCCGGCAACTCGCTGGTGCACTACGGCCTCGACATCAGCACGACCGCCAACCTGCTGAACGTCCAAACGGTGGTTCCGGCGGTTCCCTCCCTCGCGGAAGGTATGCTGTTCGAAATTGTGCCTCTGAGAACGGTGACGGGGTCATCGGCAATCGTTCTCGGCACGAATGCGGCTGTCTCTCTTTTTCGGCGGAACGGTACGCCCGTCGTCGCTGGCGATATCGTTGCCGGCGTGCCGTTCCTCGGCATCTACTTCGGCGGCGCCATCCGCATGCTGGGCCTCGCAGCATCTGAAATCGGCACGATCACGACGACCGTCATCAGCAATCTCAGGATCGTCGGCGGTACCCTTGAGCCCTACGCAACGCCGGGTACCTTCTCCCTTACTCTCCCCGCTGGAACGCCTTTTAGCGTCGAGGAATGCCGCGGCGCAGGTGGAGGTGGCGGTGGGGCGGATAGTACGGGCGCTGCTGGCTCTGGTGGCGCTGGCGGGGCCAGGCTGGTCGGCATCTACCTTGCCATCACAGACGTGACGCTCGCAATCACCGTAGGCTCTGGCGGTCTCGGTGGAGTTGGCGGGACAACGCCAGGATCGGGAACCGCAGGAGGCACGACCTTTATCGTTGTGTCGTCGGGTACGGTTCAGCGAAAGAACGGGCTTACGGTCACGACGGGACAAACCCTGTGCGCCTCGACGGGCGGCGGCGGCGGCGCCCCCGGCTCTGCCGCGAGCCCGCAGCCGAATACTGCTGGCGCTGGCGGGACTTCGTCTGGCGGTGATGTCAACGACTCTGGAGACGGTGGCGGGTTTCCGATCATCGTCGGCACGAATAACCGTCTCGGCGGTCTTGGTGGACCTAGCCCCGGAAGCGGTGGCTCTCCTTCGGCCAATGCCGTTGCGCAGGGCAACAGCTCTTCATCTCCTGGGGTCGGCGGCAACGGGTCGTCAGCGAATGCTCCCGGCGGCTTTGGCGCCCCCGGTCGCGTTCTCATTCGTCACTGAGGTCGATCTATGACTGTCGCTTTGATCAAGGATCGTGCCGTTCTCGCCCTCTACCCCGAGCAAGAAGGGTGGATGGACCTGTTTGACGCTCGCGACGTCACGGATGTCGAGGGCATCGAGCCGGGCTGGCTGGTCGACGAGGATGGGGCTTATAGCGCCCCCGAGGCACCTGCTCCGGCTGAGATCATCCCAGACGTCTCCAGTGCTCAAGCCAAGATCCAGCTTTCCCGCGCGAGCTTTCTGGTTCCGGTGAAGGCTGCTGTCGAAGCCCTCGGAGGCGAAGCCGAGATTTGGTTCACGGACGCACGGACGTGGCAACGCAACAACCCATACGTGGCCGAGCTCGGCGGCGTTGTGGGTCTGTCTCCTACTGAAATCGACGACCTTTTCCGTGAAGCCGCGAAGATCGACGCCTGACGGCGCTGAGGGCGAGTGACCATGAACCCCACCGCCGTCATCGACAACGCGGATTGGCTTCTGGCCGTCCTGATCCAACCGGTATCCGGCCAGACCGTCGATTTTTCGGGGACGGCTCTCTTTCTCGCTCTGACCCCGACGTTTGGCGGTGATCCCATCGCGATCGCTTCCAGCGAGGATGGCAGCCTCACCTTCGTCCCTGGCGCGACACCGTATTTCGCGATCGACCTGCGTGTTGCGGACCGCACCTGGCGGGTATCTCGGGTCACCAGCGTGCTTGGCGACATTCTTCGGTACCCCGACCCGGCCAACCCGGATCACGTCGAATGGCTCGGTCGTCTCGCGCTTCGGGTTCATCCTGGATCGAGCTCGTCGGGTATCGTCAGCGAGGCAACGTCTCCGGTTCTCATTCCCGCACAGCCCTTTGAAGGGCGCCTCGTAGCCGCGCCTGTCATCGTCGGGCCGCAGGGTGTGCCGGGGCTGGCCGGGAACGGTTCCAGCCTTGTCCATGAGCAGGGCTCAGCCGCATCAACCTGGATCATTCCACACAACTTCGGGCGCCGCCCCTCGGTCTCCGTCTACTCGGCGTCCGGTGACGAGATGCTCACCGATGTCACCGCGACGACGACCAGCGTGAGCGTCGTCTTTGCTCAGCCGACCGCCGGTTCCGCCATCCTCGCTTAAGGTTTTTCAGACATGACGAAGAAGGTAGGCAACGGCCTCGATCTTCAGAGCCAGCGCATCCTAAACCTTGGCGATCCGTCGACAGGGACGGACGCGGCGAACAAGCAGTACGTCGACAATGTCGGCGCGGGCATGTCTTGGAAGGGGCCGGTTCGGGCTGCTTCGACTGGAAACGTGTCTCTCTCTGCGCCTGGATCGACAATCGATGGCGTGACGCTCGCCAGCGGCAATCGTATCCTCCTCAAGAACCAGACCGCCGGCGCCGAGAACGGGCTGTGGCTTTGGACTGGCGCATCTTCTGCCCTGACGCGCACGTCAGACGCCGACAGTGGGACCGAACTTCAGCCTGGCGCGGTCGTGTCCGTGACTGAAGGGACGGTCAACGCCGACAAGGCGTACATGATCATCTCGGATGCGGCGGTCACGATCGGCACGACCGCGACGACCTGGGGACAGTTCTCGGCCGCGCCGACCTATACGGCTTCGAACGGCGTCAGTCTGACTGGGACGAACTTTGCAGGTGTCGCGGCCCCGAGCGGCGGTCTTGTCGTCGGTTCAACCGGCTTCTCCATCGATACCTCGGTGGTCGCTCGCAAGATCGCCGGCAACATGGGCAACGGGGCGCTGACAGTTATCCCCGTCACGCACAGCCTCGGCACCAAGGACATCCTTGTTTCGGTTCGCCTCAACAGTACCGACGAGGAAGTGCTGGCCGATTGGATCGCGACCGACACCAACACCGTGACGTTCACATTCCCGTCCGCACCAGCGTCCGGCGCCTACCGCTACGCGATCCACGGCTAGCCCCATGGCTAAGAAATCCGCTGGCGGGTTCGATGCGCAGGGGCAGCGTGTTCAGAATGTCGGCACGCCGACAGACCCAGCCGACGCCTCATCGAAGTCCTACGTCGATGGACTGGTCGTCAAAAACAACTTCGCCGCTACCGCAGCCCCTGCTGCGGGCAACGATAGCTCTCAGGGCTATGCGGTCGGTTCGGTGTGGATGGTACCCAGCACCGGAGACATGTGGCGCGCGCGCTCAGTTAGCGTCGGCGCAGCTCGCTGGATCAAGCTCGGTATTGTCGATCACCCTGGATATGTCCCTGGGCGTTTTTACCTGCCGTCAGGACAAGGGGGATCGCTTACCGGAGCGGTCACAGTCGTAGGGACCGCCTATTTCGCGTTCGGAATTATCAAAGAACGTATTACCGTGTCGCAGCTTGGCGTACAGGTGACCGCCGCCTCGGCAGGGGGTAATTTCCAACTCGCGCTCTACAGCCATAATCCGGCGACTGGGCTTCCAAGCACGCTCGCTGGTGCGACCGGGTCGGGAACGACGGCGGGGACGAACCTCGTAAACGTTGCTCTTTCAGCAAGTGCAACGATTGAGCCGGGGTTCTATTGGTTCGCTTATAACTGCGACAATGCCACTGCTGTGTGCCTTTCAGTCGGCGGTACAAATACATCTCCGGCAGCGCAGATCGGAAGCGCCAATGGGGCGATCATCAACTCGTCCTCTGGGCAGTTGGCTGGCTTGACTGCTCCTATCGCGTTCGGGGCGTGGCCGGCAGACGTAGGTGCATTGACGTTCACGATCATGACCGCTCGCGTACCCATGATTCAGTTCCTCGTTGCCAGCGTGCCGTGATGCGCAGCCTTGTCAGCCCGCTCGCCGTTCCGCCCCAAGGCCCGCGCGGCGCCCCCGGTCTAAACACTGGCTTCGGGCAGATCACATACACGGATCGGACAATTGGCGCCGAGGATACATTCGACCCGAATGTGCGCCAGCGACTGATGTTCGCGCCCTCCGGCCTGACCACTCAGAACTTGCTTCTCGATCCCTTCAAGAACCACAATTTCTTCGTCGACAACGTCCTGCGAGCCCGCGCGATGGGCGACGTCTACGACATGACGGTCAACCTCGGGGTTCGATCCATGCAGTCCGGTGGCAAGGTCCGGGTCGACATCGACAGCGGCTCAACCCTTGGCCCGCTGCAGACCAGCACGGCGTCGCTGTTCGAGGGCGCCACGGTGGTGGAGAGGGTCACGCTCAACTTCTCAATTCAGGTGCTGAGCACGTTCCTCGCGAACGGCGCCCTGTTCTACCTGACCGCGGACCGGCCGCTTCAGGTCGTCAGCGAAACGCTCTTCCTTCGCCCGACGAGCATCCAGCCATGACCCGTGTTCGCGTCTGGTACGATGATGCCTGCGATCAGATCTTCATCTCGGGGGAGATGCACTCCTACGCGCCTAGGTCCCTCGTCTGCGCGCTGAACGGGAACGGCACGACGATCCTTATCCACATCGCGGGGACCGCGGACACCGCCGTCGCAGGCGGCAATTACGCTGATTTCGGCGGGGCAGACGGCATCCCATTCTCAACGCCGCAGGCCACGAAAGCCTATCTGGACGGCGTGTTCTCTCGGACACCTCTGGCGGGCCAGACTTCGCTGACCTTCGGCGCCGGCCAGCCAATTGGTGGGCATAAGGCGGTTCGCGTGGTCAACGGCGGCCAATTTATGGTGGCGTCGTCTGACGATGCCTCGCAGATCGGAACCGTGATCGGCGTCTCCTCAAACGCGGCCGATCAAGGGGATGACCTGCGGGTCGTCAGCCTCGGAGAGATCACCGAGCTGTCATGGGGCTTCGTGCCAGGGCCGGTGTTCCTCGGCGTTGGCGGGTCTCTCGTCCAGACGCCTCCATCCATCGGGTTCATCCAGCAAATGGGCGTGGCTTTAAGCACCACGAAGCTGCTGGTCGCCCTTAGCGCACCGATCGCCTTAGCGGAATAGGAGGCTCATATGGCAGCGAAGAGATATCTGAAGGCTCAAAACGGCTATTCCGCCGAGCAGCCCGCAACCGTCATCAGCACGGGCGCGGTCAACGGGGGCGATATCCCGGCGCTGGACGATACCGGCCGGCTCGACCCGAGCCTGATGCCGGTCGGGGTTGGCGCCGACGTCGCTATCCTTACCGCCTCCGAGGCGCTGGCAGCCGGCGACTTCGTCAACATCTACTCCAATTCTGGGGCCTTTGCCGTGCGCAAGGCGGATGCGTCCAACGTCGGCAAGGAAGCTCATGGCTACGTGCTCGCGGCCGTCGCCAGCGCGGCTCAAGCCACGATCTATTTCGATGGTCGCAATACGACCGTCACCGGTCAGGCGCCTGGTGCTGTGTTTCTGTCCGCCACGGCGCCCGGCAAGGCCACGGCAACCTGCCCGACCGGCTCCGGCCAGCTTCAGCAGCGCCTCGGCATCGCCGTAGCCGCGACCGAGATCAACTTTGAGGCGTCGCCTCCCATCATCCTGGCGTGACCGCTTATGGCCTCGCGCAAGCCGCTGGTGGCCCTGAATGGGGCTGCCGTCGAGTTGCCCGCCGCGGATACACTGGCGACCGGGCTGAGGATCGAGAAGTACACAGCCACGGTGGCAGGCGGCGCTGGTGTCGCTAGCGCCAGCTTCGCTCCAGCGTTCAAAGCCGCACCTGTCGCTTTCGTCGTTGAGGGTTGGTCCGGCCAGCAGATGGTATGCGGCTCTGTGACTGGCACAACCGCTTCAGGGTTCACCGCCCAGGTCATGATCTCACAAGCAACTGTGCTTTTGAGCGGTACGCCCTTCACGACGGCTCCGAATGGCACGGTCGTGAATATCATTGCCATCGGCGTCTAGCCGCCAGGAAAAGCGATTGATGCCAACCAACATCCTCAGCATCCAGCCGCGGCGGCAGAACTTTCGCACGTCCACGAATGCCGATTGGCTGGACGGGCTTCTGGTTTATCAAGCCGGGTCAGGCGGGGTGGTAGCGGCAGAGAAGAACGTCGGCAACGGTTCGCTTTCCGTCGCCTCCGTTGGGTCCGGCACCGCCCTCGGCGTGCACATCGTCTCAGTCACGTCGGTCGACAATTCGCCTCGCCTCACCGTGCAAGATCCGACCGGCGCCGTGGTTGCGCGGGGTGTCGTTGGACTTCCCCTCTTCGCCTCCGGCATCACCTTCACGGTGACCTCCGGCGCCACGGCCTTCGCAGTCGACGACACGTTCTTCATCAGCATTCTCCCGATCCCGATCGATATCGCCGGGATCAATTTCGACATGCAGGTGAGGCTGGAGCCCACCGATCCCAACGTGCGGTTCTCCGCGACCTCTCACCCGGCGAGCTCGTCCGTAGTTCCGACGATCGTCACAGGCGGGGCAGGCGGCCAGGTCGCCATGCGCGTTCTCTACACCTCGCTCTCGGCCAGCAATCTCCCGACCGGCACATACGACTACGATCTCCTGGCCTCGGCTGACGGCCTTCGCGTCGTCGCGTTCTACGGCACGATCGAGCACGTCAACGGCGTGACCTTCCTGCCCTAGCAGGCCAGCGCAGCCCCGTCTTCGCGCCCATCATCCAAGGAAAATCGCATGGCTTTGGCCGATGACAGCGGGGCAATACCCGCTGCGATCCCTATTGTCGGGCCTGCTGGTCTGAGCATTGTTGGACCGCAGGGTAAGGATGGGCCGGAAGGCAAGCAGGGGCCAGTTGGCCCGATGGGCTCGGTCTCACCGGAGCAGCTTCAGTCCGCTGTGGCACCCGTCGATGCGCGCGTGGCTCGCCTCGAAGTCTCCCTTCAGACCGGCTACATCACCCGCCAGACCTATGCCGAGATCGCCGCGCTCACCCTGTCGGCCACGGCAACCTACGTCGTCCCTGATACCGATACCGGCACGCACGCTGGTGTTTCGACGGAGGTCGGATATTCGGGGGGGCAAGTCCCGAACGCAGGTACCTTCTCCGCGACCGGCTCCCCCCTGGCGCTCCGCCGCGTTGCCTCGACCGGCACGGCTGCGATCCCCGGCATTCAGACCAGCGTAGCTCTTCTTAACCGGGCAAGGTCGGACTACCGCCCAGGCGACCTTCTCGCCGCATGGACGACGCAGGTCAGCTCGCCTGAGGCCACGGCAACCCCGCTTTCTGAGGGTGGTCAGTACGTCCTCGCAGATGGCGCCGACGGTCGCGTGCTGCGGATTACGCCTACTGGGTCGGTCGGCGTCGGCCCTATCAAATGCGACCCCATCTACGCAGATCGCACCTACGATTACACGCTGATCGACCAGCGCATTACCAACGGGTCGAGCAGCACGGTCCTGCTTCGGCTTTCCGGCTTCACTGCGGCCAATGCACTTGTCGGACCCGTCACCATCCTGACCCAGGCTCTGGTCAGCGCCGATCTGCAGCAAAAGCCGTTCGTCCGCCTGACGGGCGCCGCGATCCTCGCCCTGCTGCCGAATGCCGTGAAGGCTCGGCCTTACGTTTCACTGACATCATCGTCTGGAACGTTCGACCTTTCCGCCATCGCGCGCAGTACCGCTTCGGATTTGGCGTCTGTCACGTCGCAGGCCTCGGTCCTTTCGACGATCCCGGATGACCAGCTGTTCGCGACGCTCGGCGCAGATCGCAAGATCACATCCCTCATAAATTTTGCTGCCCTCAAGGATCTTGTGATGGAGAAGTTTTATAATCGCACGGTCACTTTCACGGCTACATCAGATAGCACTCAAGCTCTTCCTGCTGACCCTTTTCGCAACAGTATTGACATTTTGAACTCTTCAACGAGTACGTCGATCCTTATCAGTTTCGACCAAGCTCCTGTTCGAGGACAGGCCGGCACGAGGCCACTGGCCCCAGGTGAAGGGTATTTCCGTGAGCATCCTCCAACTGGACCTCTATACATAAAGTCGGAAGGCGAAAATGTCCCTCTCGTGTTCGACTTTACAAACAGCAATAATTCCGACCCGCTGAAATATTCTCTGGCCGATGCTTATATTGCCAAATCTGCATATGTTCCGTCCTCGGCGGAGCGCGATATCTTCGCCAAATTCTTCAACACGATCCGCGATGCCAGCATTCTACCACTGCTTGGCACAGCAGCCATCCTTGGTGGCCCCAGCCGAACCCTTTCACTTCAAGATATCGTACGGAATGTCACGTACGGTCAGGTAAACCCGACCAGCGGCACCAGTATCACCTTTACAAAGTATGTAGGTTTTACGGGCAACGGCTCGGATCAATATCTTCGAAGCATGTACATTCCAGCTCAAGATACGGGCCGTTTCCTCGCCAACAGCCATAGCTTCGGCGCGGTGGTGAATGCCGGTATTCAAGGCACGACGCCTATCCTGATGGGCAGCTACACCACGGGGCTCCAGCCGCAGCGTAGTGTAGACAGCCAAGCCGTCAGGTCGGCAACCGTCAACTCGACCGTCGTGACAATCAACGCAGCCGCCGACGGCGGGTCGGGTGGCATGTACGCGGTGCTGAGAAATGCCGCTGACAAGTGCACGTTGATCCATCGCAAGACCGCCTACGAAGTTGCCCAGGCTGCCACCGGCCTTGGGTCTGGGAACCAAGAGCTCTTCATTCTCGCGCAGAACACCTCTGGGGGAACGCCGACGGCTTTCTCGACCCTGACCCCGACTTTCGTTTGGGCTGGTGGGTACATGACCCCGGCACAAACTGCGGTGCTGTTAGACGCCGAAGCCGAAATGCACTCGGCCTTTCTCGCGCTGGGAGCCTGAGCCCATGGCAACGAAAGTCGTCGACTTCTTCTGCTACGGCGCCACCCTGCCGGGCTACGCCTTCATGCACTACGCCTGCCGTGGTGGCGGCACGGGGCTGATTGCCGAATGGACCGGCCATAAGGGCGGGCTGACGACCGGCGGCCTCGGCGTGGGTGACTGGGACACCCCGCGCTGGGGTAAGGTCAAGGAGTTCAACGTCTGGATCGGTCGCGAGCGCATGGGCCGCACCGACGGGTCTGAGGTCAAGGACATCACCTCAATGTCCGCTCAACTTGCGCTGGACGCCGTTTTCATCGCTGGCAACGCGAATATCGAGGTCAGGGTCAACTGCCGCCTCAAGAACGTCTTCAAGAACCAGATCACGAAGGCGGTCTATATGGTCGAGTTCGAGAACGGCGACTTCGTCATGATGAAGTATTGTCATGACGCCTCCTATGAGGTGGATCTTGCGCGCATGGCCGGCGTAAAGATGCGCCAAGGCCGCGAAAGCGCCACCCACTGGAACGAGCCTGTCGAGTTTCCCGACAAGGAGGGCCGGCTTTCGACGCCTGGTCTCAATAAGACTTTCGGACCTCAGGGATACAGCCTCTACGACACGCGCGGAGATCGGGTCTGGACGTCTTCCCAGCCTCCGCAAAAGCACCTGCTGACCGGCGACGCCGTCCCCGTGTGCCAAGCGAACGGCTGGCGCTTCGAGTTCCAGTTCAACAGAAACGGCGAGGACATCGGCGTTCCGTTCTCCAAGCCGCCGGGGTGGTCGGCCGCAGATACCCGGAAAATCATCGACCTGCGTTCCTATACCCGAGTGCCAGGGTCGCCCGACCCGGTATCCGCCGGCGGCGTCGTCTTCCCGTTCGGCAACTCCGCGCGCGGCTTGGAGAACAACCCGCTGAGCCCGGAAACCGGCAAAGTGGGCACTAACGGCTGTGATCTTCCCGGCCATTGGACGAACGGCTGGATGGACATGACCTATGACCAGCGGGTCGAGACGGCCGAGCACGCCGCCTGGATCACGATGGGTAGCCACTGGGTCGTGCAAACTGACCCGTCTATCTCAAGCAGTACGAGGGACGCGATTGCTCGCTTCCGTCTCGTGACCGACGTCTGGCAGACGCCGGGCGACTACACGCTGTTCCCCGGCTGGCCGCCCGCCTTCTACATCCGCGATGCCGGGGGCATCTGGGCGCAGTTCAATATGGATGCCCGGATGGCTTACAACAATCCGGACAGCCCTGACGGCAAGTGGAACTTCGACGACAGCGTGACGACCGGAGGCTACCCGCTCGACATCCACACGCCCATCCACTTCAACCGGCCAGATGGGTACGGGCAGAAAGAGGGCTACGTCGACTACACCAAGAGCCCGAACTACGGCGTGCCGATCCGGGCCATGCTGCCTGACTTCAGCCAGTGCTCGAACCTCACCGTGTCCTGGGGCGCGGGCGGCTCCGCGATCTGGCGCTCGTCCTGGCGCATGGAGCAGACCGTCGCGCGCGGCGCGCAGGCCTGTGGCATGCTGATGGACCTCGCCAACCGCGGACGGAACGGGGTGTCAATCCCGATCTCGCAGGTGCCGTTCGCCGACCTGAGGGCGATGCTGAACGCCGAAAACGCCGTCACGACGGTCTGAGGAGAGCACGCATGCCCAATTACGGTGGACGATCGGTGGCGGCAGCCTCCGGCCTTGATCTCAGCGGCGCGAAGGATGGCATCCTCTGTAAGTTCGGGAACCAGATCTCGACGTTCGAGCTCCAGGGTATTCCTGGCATGAAGATCCTCCACGGCAACGCCCGTGAGGGGAACCCGATGTTCGAGGTCGAGTCCTGGCTCGGCCGCGAACTCCACATGGACCTGAGCAAGACCGGTGACATCGCCATATTCCAACGGGCGGCGCTGTTCATTCCGCGTCGCATCGTCATGACCCTGGCGCGCGGCGTGCCCACGACGATCAAGGCCCGGTTCTTTACGGGCTTCCAGGGCCGCGGTGAGTTGCTCTGGGACGTGCCGGCGGCCGAGTGGCAGAAGCTGACCGACGACATCCAGGTCGTCGAATACGTCCTGCCCACGGCTCGTCGGTCGTTCGACTACCTGCATCTCCTGGTAGACACCGCCAACGATGTGCCGTTCCGCGTCTCCACGTGGATCTTCGGCGAAACGCTCATCTCCAGCGACATCCGCGGGCGCGGGTTCTGAACGAAGAAGGAATGCACACCATGGCCGAGCGCTACGCAATCATCGACCAGACCAAGAACCCAAAGCTCGTCGTCGATGTGTTCGCCGTCGAGGAGGGTGAGGAACTGTGCGTACCTTCGGAGCTCGAAGACAGGGCGGTCATCGCCGTGCCGGACGGCGAGCCTGTCGCCGAGGGATGGAAGTGGACGAAACGGGACGGGTTCAGGGCGGCGTGACACGCACCCCAGTCGGACCCTAAGGCCGGCGGCAGGATTTCGCCGCTCGCTTAACCGTCTTCGAGTGGGGCGGTGAGGGCCTCTCGCTGGCTCTGGGCCGTCCCGGCGTGTTGGGGCGAGGATAGCATGGGCGAGGGTAAAGGTCAGTGCGGGCCGGGCGCTAATCCGGCGAGAGGTGGCAATTTGCGATTGGTCGGCCAATCTCGGAACGCACTCTCCGATCAACCTGCGCGGCAGACGATGCGTCGTCTCCGCTAAACCCTCGTAGTCGGCCCCTGATCGGGCTTGCCGCCACCTCGCGGCTACAACATCGCTGCGTGTCTGCTTTCCACGCCGCCGCACTGATCCGCGAACGATAGCACACCTTGTTCCCTGAGGAATCCCCTCCCGAGCCGGCCGGTCGCCGTGCAACCCCTGACATCGTGAGAACCACCATGGCCCGCGCTCTGCTCGCGTTCGCGCTTCTCTGCGCGCTGGCTTCTCCCGCCATGGCTGATCGGCGTCGTTCGGTCTGCGTGGCCGTCGACGTCGAGGGCATCCCGTCCCTCGTCTGCTCTCGGCCGGCGCGGCGGCGCTGATCCTTTCCCCGAAACTGTGAGAACTGTCATGGACAAAAGCGTGCCAGCCGGCGCGGCGCTTCTGCTCGACTTCATCGCGTCCTACGAGGCGCCTTACGGGTACGGCACCATCTACGGCAACAACCAGAACAAGCTGCCAGCCGGCATCACGACCATGCGGCTGGACGACGTGATCGCCGCGCAGAAGTCGTGGACGACGAAGTACGGCTCGTCGGCGTGCGGGCGCTACCAGTTCATGCGGGCGACGCTCCAGGGGCTGAAGACCGAACTCGGCCTGTCCGGCATGGAGTTCTTCGATCCGAACCTTCAGGACCGGCTCGGCTACCACCTGCTCAAGCGCCGAGGCTACGCCTCGTTCATGTCGGGCGCGCTCAGCCCGGTCGGGTTCGGGCTCAAGCTCGCGCAGGAATGGGCCTCTTTCCCGGTTCTCGCTGCCACCAAGGGCGCGCATCGGAACGTCGTTCGCGGTCAGAGCTACTATGTCGGCGACGGCCTCAACAAGGCACTGGTGAAGCCGGAGGCGGTCGAGAAGGCTCTGGCTTCCGCCCTGAAGCTGTTCGGCGTCCCCGGCAGCCAAGCGCCCGTTACAGCCACGCCTACCCCGCCGACGCCGCCTGTTTCTCCGACCGCACCCATCCCGCCGTCACCCGTCGGTGTCGCAAGCGGTTTTTGGGCATCCGTCATCAAGCGCCTCCGGGCCGCTTTCCCCGCAAAGAAGGTCTGATCCCATGGCTGGCGGTATCATCGGCTCAATCATCGGCGCGGCGTTGCCTGGGGTCCTTCCCAGCATCACGGAGACGGCGAAGATCCTCGTCGAACGGCTGGTGCCGGACCCTGTCGCTCGCGCCCAAGCGCAGAAAGAGGTCGAGGAAGTCATCTCCGCCCGCGAGGCGGCTGTGGCTTCCGTCATCATCGAACAGAACAAGGCGCAGAACGAGATCAACCTCGCCGAGGCGCAGGGGAACGACCGTTTCAGTTCCCGCTGGCGCCCCTCGGTTGGGTGGATCTGCGTCGCCGCGCTGGGGTATCAGTACCTCTTCGCACCGATCTTCACGTGGTTGGGCGCCATGATCGGCGTCGCGCTCGGTATCGCCTTCCCGGCCCCGCCGACGCTCATCATGACCGACATCCTGCCGATCCTCGCCGCTCTTCTCGGCCTCGGTGCCCAGCGCACCTACGAGCGGGTTAGCGGCGTCTCAACGGCCGTTCCGGCGAAGCGCTAAGGCATGGCGCTCTCCGGCCTGTTCTACCGCGCCGCCGTCGAAGTCCCGTCCGGCATTCCTACGGGGGTGCCGGGCCAAGCCATCGTCGAGGATGCGGTTCGCAAGATCGCCGCGGCGGATAGCCTCTACGCGCCGCTGTTCATCGCCTCGCTGGCGGTCATCGCGCTTCTCGGCTGGCTTCTCTACCGCGCCGGCATCGCGAAGACGACGGAGCTCGAACGCGTCGTCACCGCCTTGGAGCGGTCGAACGGCATTCTCACCGCCCTCGACGCCATGAAAGGCTCGATCACCGCCCTCAACACCGCCGTGCATGACCTTGCGCGTGAAGCCGAGGGCGAGGCCAAGGATGGTCGCCACGGGCAGGCCAACATCCTCCAGATCGTCGGGTACAACAACGAGATCATCAAACGGCTGGAAACACGGATGGACCGCCTCCTTAACCGAGGAGGCGATGCATGAGCATCATGGAGAGCGTCATGCATTGGATCATGCCCGGTCGCCATGCTTCGCGCGCGCTCCACGAGCGTGCAAGGGCGGCCTTGGCCTCCACCGAGGATGCCGGCGACGTGGTGCGCAAGATCGTCGAGGCATCGCACGCCGAAACGGCTGAGGCGGTGGAGCTCTCCGATAAGACGCGGGAGCGGCTGGTGAAGCTCGAGGCCCGCCAGAAGCGCCGGAAAGACCCCCACGTCTCTGTGGTCATAGAAACGATGAAGATCATGGAGCGCCGGTCCTGATGCGTGCGACGCTGAACCGTTTCATTGCCCCCATTGTGGCGTTCGCGCTGCTCGCGCTCTACTGGCCGGTCGCCGTGGTGGTCGAGGACAACTTCCAGGCCGAGGTGCTGCGCGCGATGCAGGGCACGGCCCTCACGGTGATCTTTGTGGCCTTCGTGCTGAAGTTCCGACGCGCCTTTGCCCCAGAGGTGCCGGACAGCGCTCGCCGGTTCTATCTCGGGCTGATCCTGTGGTCGTGTGCGGCGGCTGGCGGCGCGCTTTGGCGCCTGCTCTGGCGCATGGGCGGCGGCGGTCCAGAGCTTGCGTGGATGATCACGAACGATGCGATCATCTTCCAAAGTTGGGTGGAGACCGTCGGCATCTTCTTCATGCTTTCTGGCCCCGCGATCCCGGCCGGCAAGCTCGGCGACATGGAGCCTCAGTACCCCGAGGACATCAGCTGGAAACGGATCATCATCGCGGCGACCATCTGCTTCACGGCGGCTTACCTCGTGGTGGTGCTACGGATTGGGTCCGATCAGATCCGCGCTCTGCTGGCGTATCTCCATCCAGGGTAGCTATCCCACCCGACGCGCTACCGCGCCTGTCGGTCGTCCTGAGAGCACGATAGGGCCTCGTTCAGCTTCGGCTGGGCGAGGTCTTTTTGCGTTTAGACCGAAGCGCGGCCTGCCCAGGATGGTCCCTGATTGACCGCTCCGACACAGTCTACGAGATGCCCGCACCCGAAGGTACGCCCGTCGGTTAGCGTGACGGCAGTGATCTCATATCGCCTACCTGCATCAACGGGGTCACCGGTATTCACGGTCCTCTCGTTCAGAAAGGCACCCCCTGGTCCTAGATCACGGACATTGACGCTCGCCATAACTGCGTGACGCTCAAGCCTCGCGCCATCGGGGATGGCGGAATAGTCGCCTCCGTCGCCTGGATCGAGCACAAGCATGGTAGCGCCAGGCGTAAAGCCGCGAGCGAAGCCAGTCGCCATGCCACCGTTGCCGCCGTAGATGATCACATCGTATTTCTCGTCCATCCTCACCTCCTCACGCGTCGTCTGGCTTAGGCCGGGCGGGGGGGCATCTCGCTTCGGATGCCATGGCAGGATCTCGGCGCCCGGATTCCGCCATTGCTCGTAGCCGAAATAGTCCAAAGCTCGGATCACCGCCTCGTCGTAGAATAGCCCGGCGGCATCCGCGAGCGCGCCGATGATCTGGTACGCTTCCCCAGAGACCTTGCCGGCCAAGTCTTCCTGTTCCTCGTCCATCCATCTCTCCTCAAGCCCGGCCGCCGTCAGGGCGGGGAAGGGGGTTAGCGACGCCAGTAGCGTGTGAGCAGGACCGACAGGCCCCCAACGGCAAGCGTCCCTACCAGCACCATCAGCGGCAGCACGTACGTCACGTAGGTGTGTAGGCTCACCATGCGCTCGTTCTCCTCTCCGCCGGGCGGATCAGTCTGGGGTAGTTGGGGACCGGTCGGGATCGTCAGGGCCGTCATCAAGGTCGATTGCCCGAAACACAGCGATCGCATCCTTCCGGTCTTTGAACATGAACGACACCACATGACGGGTGCCGTCATCCTCCTTCCCAATCTGGACGCAATCGGCTCGCGTCAGAAGCTTCACCATCGCCGCTTCGTCCAT